TGTGATCGTCTTCGACGGATAGACGATCGGACCGCTTGCTTCGTCCGGATTCTGATACCCCACCAGGGGCAGACGTTCGATCACCGTGCGCTGTTGCTCGGGTGTGAGGGACCACCAGGCCCGGCGCAGATCGACCTCCGTCCGCGCGCCCTTCGGCATCATCTTGAACCAGCCGGCGTAATCCTCGGGCGCTTCGAGGCTCGTATCGGCCTTCGTCTCCGAATACTTCTTCGCGATCTCAGCGCTTTCCGTGAAGAAGGCCATCGGGCCGGAGGTCGCGCGGGATTTGCGGAAGATGTTCCCCACCCGATCGCCGCGCGCCGTGCCGTGATGCGCGACCTTGGGCGTGCCGTCGTCGTTCCGAACCTGACTCTCCCCAAACCATTCTTTGAACGCGGCCGTCTGCGTCAACACCGGCGCCTGAATCGGGACCTCGAGTCCGGGCGCGAGGGTCGGCTCGCGATACATGCCGGCCGTGAGCGCGAGATCCGCATACCGGCCGGCGTTCCGCACGAACCCGAAGCGGCGATAGAACCGCTCGAGGCGGCTCGCGGAGGTCGTCTTGACGCCGCCGGCGATCGGTTGATATCCCTTCTTCGCCAGGGACAGCACCAGTCGGAGCCCGTTCCGATCGGCGTAGCGCGTGACCTCTTGCATGACGCGCGTCCCCAGGCCCGCCCGAGCGGCCCCGCGGCGAATCGCGAGGACGTCGAGTCTCAGATCACCTAATTGCGTCAGGTGGAGATCGAGCGCCTCGACGTCGGGTCCGATCTTGCCTCTCAACTCCTCAGCCCAATCCTGCACGTCCGCCGTCGTCAGCGCGCCGCCCGCCTGGCTCTGATAGAACTCCGTGATCTGCACCAGGCGATCGTCGAAGACGACATAGTTACTGGTCCCCTCGCCCTTGTTGCGTGAGAACCCGTCGAGATACCGGATCCCGGCGATCCCCGCCTCGTAGAGCAGCCGGCTCGCCTTCTCGGCGCGTTCGCTCAACGTCGTGCGGACCGTCACCGCGGCGGCGCGTGCGTGCGTGAGCTCCTCGTCGAGCACGCGCGCCAGGACCGTTTCATAGATGCCTTCGCCGGTGGGCTCGAGCCGGCCGCGCGCCCGGAAGAGTCCCGCGTTCCGCTGATACCAGAGGTCAAAAGCGACGTGGTCCGCGGTGAGCACGTAGTGACGGCCTTCGCGTAGGGTGTCCCGGATGCCCACGTCTTCACGGGCCAGGTCGAGGACGTGCTTTGTCTCGAACAAGTGCGCCGCTTCCCGGAGTGTCGGCGTCTTATCCGGCGTCCACGTGATCCTGAGCTGCTCGAGGGCCGCTTGCACCTTGGGGCTCTGCCGCGACGCCGCATGATCCCAACTCAGAAAGTCCTCATCCTCCGGGATCTCCACCTTGTAGGTGCGACCCGGCTTGTCCGGTGGCAGGATGTCGAGGCGATCGCCGTAGGTGTCGAGGACTTGGAGGGCCGCCCGGTTCTTCTCGAGGTCGTAGGCGTCGCGCGCTCGATCGCCGCTCCACGTCTCCCCAGCATCGAGACGACGGACGAGATTCGCGATCGATCGCCGCAGCATGTCGTGAAGGTGCGCGATCCCTGCCTTGCCGGGTTTCTCGAAGTAGGCCCGCGCATACAATTCGAGCAGCCCCGTGTGCATCGTCGGATCCTGCGTCAGGCGCAGATAGAGATCGGTGGGTTTGCCTGGCCCGAAGATCCGCTCCCCGTCGAGCGCGAGGCCCTTGTCGAATCCCGGACCCGCGAGACTCTTCCGATATTGCTCGGCGACCTCGCGGAGACTCGCGAAGTAGAGACCCCAGCCATACGCCTGCGCGCCCTCCCCTGTGCCCACGGCGTGCAGACTGAACCGCTCGAACCTCTGCGCGGAGCCGTGGTAGACCGGCTGGAAGAGCGTCGTCTGTTTACCCTTCGCCGCGGCGGCCGGCGGCGGCGTCAGCGCGAACGGTAGCTCGAACTCAGGCGCCTGGACATTGAGATCCCGCACGGCGCCGACGTCACCCGGAAGCCGCGGCTGCTGTTCGCCCGTGTCGAGCACGTCGACCTTGTCGGCCGCCGGCGTCGTGAGATTGTCGGTTGCGCTCGGCGGCTCGAGCTGATCGAGCAGCGATTGATGAAACTCCTCGACGTTGAAACTGGTATCGACCGGCCCTTCGGGCTCGAGGAGATCCTGTTCCGCATCCGTCGCGTCCAGCATGTTGACGGGCGCCAGGGCGTCGTCGATGGCGGCGGAGAGCGCATCAGTGAACTCGACCGAGGCTTCGGTTCCCCAGCGGGCCGGGAGCATTGGCAGGGAGATGACGGAGTAGTCCCCGATCGCGCGCCGCTCGGCCACGCGGATCGCGCCTTCCGCGAGATTGGTCGCGATGTCTGTGTTCTGCAGGGCTGCGCCAATGGCGGCGCTGACCTGGCTGCGGTTGCCGCGGGCGAGCTTCGCGGGCTGACCCTTACGCCGGCCAGACGTGACCGTGTGGACAGGCGCGAACGCGAGAATGTCGTGGTAGACCTCGGCTCCGGCGGCGCCCGCGACGATGTTCGCCTTCCCGCCAGCCGCGTTACCCGTGCTTAGTTCGGTTTCACTGAGCCAGGTCCAGGTCCGGCCGACATACGGGAACGTCTCGAGTTCGTCGAGGACGCGCTCGAGTTCCCGCGTGACTTCGGGCGTGAAGCGGGCGGCGTTCGCTTCGGGCGTGGCACGGCGGAAGATTTCGTCCGGGTCGGGGGCCGGTAGTTCGCGAGGTTGAGCGCGTAGTTCATCGCTCGGGCCTTCGACCAGCCCACGCTCATCAGCGCCAGGCTGTTCGCCAGGACCGCGTCGAAGCTCTGCACCCGTTGGAGCGGTGGCACCTGTGGCGGCATGTCGTGCCTCTATATTGTTGGCAACATCTGCGGTGGTGTCAAGAGGCACCTTTCCGCCGTGCGCCGTGAGAACCTGGAAGCCTTCGCGACTGAGGATGCCGAACGTCTCGCCTTTCGCGGCGACGTAGTCCTGCGCGCCGACATCGACGAGAGGCCGGAACGTGCCGGCCCGATTGTAGACACCGAACACCTGGCCCGCAGCCTGCATGCTCTCCCGGCGCGCAATCGCCTCCTGGCTGGCGGCAGACTCCGCCGACGCATTGACGGCGGCGCCCTCCGGCATGACCTGTTGGATCGTCGCGCCGGCCAGCTCCGCCTCGAGCGCCGCCAGGCCGGCCACCTCGGGCTCGACTGCGGCCAGTTGCGATGACGGCGCCGACGCGGCGGCGGCTCCCTCTGTGGTCGGGGCGGCCACAGGTCCCAGCGGAAGCTCCGTCGCGGCCGGCGCGGTCGCTGCAGCCGGGGCCGTCTCCTCGAGACCCTCTCGGCTGACAGTGAACCCATATTGCCGATAGAGTTCGAGCGGATCGATACCCGCGCGTTCGGCCAAGGTCCCAAACGTCTGATGGTAGAGGTCCGCGTAACTCGACGCGGTCGCTTCCGGGATTCCGGCAGCGATGAGCTGCTCAGTCACCGCTTGCCGAACGGCGAGCCCAGGTTCCGCCTCGACTGTTGGCTTTCCCTCCGTTGCGGCTTTCAACGCCTCGGTGAAGGCCTGGGCTTCCCGGGCGTTCATCTCGTCTGGCGCCAGCCGCAGCTCGTCAGCGAAGAACCGATTGTGTTCCGTGGCGGCCAGCGTGACGGCATAGCGGGCGGTTGGAATGACGAGATCCTCGCCGGTCTTCTGCGCCCGTTCGAGCGCATCCCGTTCCCCGGTCACTTCGGCCGCGATCGCCGCCGGATCGACACCCTGAGCCTGCCAGTAGGTCAGCCAGGAGGCAACCGGCGCGTAGACGTGCTCAAGCGGCCCGTCCTTCGTCACGCGCTCAATAAAGCCCCTAGCGGCCTCCGGGAGGCGCTCGAAGGTCTTCGACTGACCGACGCCTTCCCCGAGCGCCTTGAAGAAGGTCGAGCCATCCTCAGCTCGCCGGGCTTGCGCCTGGGCATGGGCGGCCTGGAGCACGGGACCGCCGGCGACTGTGAAGGCGAACGCCTGTAGAGCCCCGAGTCCCTCCCGCCCGAGGTCCTCGAGGATGCTCGGCTCCCCGGTCGTGGACGGCTTCAGGAGTCTCCGCGCTTCAATCGTCTGCCCTGAAGCAGCCTTTCCCAGCTCGCCCGACATGATGGTCACGAACCGTTGGCTGACTTCCGTTACGCTCTCGAAGCCGAGTGTCTTTCCGTAACTCTTGACCGCCTCGAGCAGCCCAGCCCGGATTGTTGGCTTCAGGAGAGCTTTCTTGACCGCCGCGCGCACGCCGAGTGCGCCGAGTTTGTTCAGGCCCGGGATGCTCTTGACGAGCACCTGAAAGCCGGCCGCCTCGAGGCCGGCATTGATCGCGCCTGTCGCGATCGCCGCCGCTCGAGCGACGTCGGGATCGAGAGGTTGCCCACGCTCGTCATGAAATTGCTCATACTCGTCGAGCGCGTTCCCAGCTTCGATTTCGAATCCGAAGCGTGCCGCTCCCGCCAGCCCGCCGAGTCGCATACCAAGTCGCGCGCCAAACCCGGCCCCGGCCCACGTCCCAACCGCCGGCACAATCGAGCCAGCGATTCCTCCAGCCACACCACCCACAAGCGCCGCCGGCCCGCCATACTTCGCCGCGTAGAGCGCCGCACCGAAGAGATTCGGGAGTTGCTGGGATCCGCCGATGACAGCCTTATTGAACCAGCTCTCCCCGGCGCCGAGGCCGCCGCCGAGTTCCATCTGGAACTTATAGCTGTTGGCGAGGTCCTGCTCTTCCCGGGTCAGAGGTCCCCAGAGACTCTTTGCTTTGAGCTGACCAAAGCGCACCTGATTTATGCCCTGGGCGAATGCGCGACCCGGGGCCGTGAGCAACCACTCGAGCGCGCCGAGCTGCTCCATGTCATCAGCGGCGAGCTTCGCATTGTTCGGATCGCGTGCCCAATCGGCAAGCGCCGGCGTCTCACGCTGGATGCTCCCGAACGGGCGATCGGTTCCAGCCCGTCGCTGATAGAACTCGAGATTCCGTTCGACCACGGCCGGAGGAACCCCGAAGCGAAGCGACAACGTCCGCGCCTCCGCCGCGCGGTCTGGCGTCGTCTCCGCGGCCTGAATGAAGGCTTGCTTGAGGGATCGTTCACGCGATGCAGCCATCCGGCGCACGGGATCGCTGAAATCCTCTTGTGGCGGCGCTGCTGGACCTTGTTGCTCGGCGAGGTCCTCCACGACTTCATCGTATTCGTTGATGCCCATGTGCCTATCGGAGTTTCGTCCGCCGTTCAACGAACACGTTCAGGATGGTCTCATCGTTCACCGGGATCCCGTGCCGCAGCAGTTCGAGCCTGATCGCATTGCGCGCCGCGGCCGGCACGTCGGCAATGGTGAAATCGACAATCCGCTTCGTCTTGTCCGACCAGTCATAGATGAACGGGTGCAAGATCGCCGCCGCACTGCCGGGAATGGTGTCAGTGACGGCCATGATTTGATCCAGGGTCGTTTGAATCTCGATGTTCGTCACTTCCCTGCGTCTCCCGCTGATATCGGGCTGCTGCGCCGCCTCGATACGCTGATCAAGGAGTCGACGCACTTGCGCGATCGCCTTCCCCTGCGGCGTCTCAGGCTTCGCATTGACGTCATAGCCCCAGCCGGTCAGTGTGTCATCGAAAATCTGGCTTTTGGTCCGGAAGCCACCCAGCTCCTTTTCTGCTGCCTTCGTGTCGCCGGACCGCAGCGAGAGCTGAAGCGCCACGAGCTGCTTGAACTCGGCCTCTCCCAGCTCCGCCCTATACGCCATCAGGTTCTCTTTGATGAACTCGTCCGGCTTCTCGCCCGCCTTCGTCATCAGCACATAGTATTTTGACCAATTCGTCTCAATCGGGACGCCTCGCGCTCGCGCGTTCGCCGCATCCCGCACCCCTGGCATGTGCTCCGCGATTCTCGTTCTCAGCGCCGGGTCGATTCCGTCGACGCTTCCCGTGCGCTCGACGATGTCATAGGCTTTCCGCAGGTCGCTCTCCTCCGCATCGCGCCTGATTTTCTCGTTGACGGCGTCCTCGTGCTCGATCCGCTGCAGCACGGCTTTCGAGACTTGTGGATTGTCGATCGCTGCGGCTTTCTCGCGCTGTTGCGCCAGCGTGCCGCCCGCCCTGATGATCTGCTCTGCCTGCTCTTTGGCTTGCTTCTCGATTGTGCCCTCTTCGAGCGCCTTCTCGACGCGGGTCTGTGCCGCGCCCGTGATCTGGTCCTTTGTCTCCTCGAAATAAATCTCGGCGCTCTTCGTGAGGTCCTGTGCCAGCAGCGACTCGATCACGCCGACATGGGTCTCTGTCCTGACGGCCTCGATCTGTTGCTTGATCTCTTCCGGCCCGAGTCCGAGCCGTGGGCCATGCGTGCGGATCGCGGCGATCGCCGTTTGCAGCTCGGTCCCGACACGTCGCGGATCGGCCGCGTTCGCGATCGCACTGTTGCGCGCGTTCGTGACTGTGGCCTGCAGCTCCTCGGCTTCATAGCGTCGCATCTCATCATAGACGTGCCGGCGCAGCCTGAGGTCAAGGTCGAGCGCCTCTCTGCTCGCCAGCTTCGCAAAGGCCGCGCGTTGTGCATCGGTCGTGAGCCCGGAGGCGAGACCATCGGCGATCTGCCCGAACTCGCCGGCGACATCTTCGGGCAGAGCGAAACTGTCCGGCCCGCTCTTTGTGAACGCGCCTTTCTCCCGATCGTAGAGTCGCTTATTGATCCATTCGCCAAGCACGCGCTGTGCATGCAACAGGGCGACCTCATCGGCATGCTCGGCCTCGTCCTGCCGCGTGCGGATCGCTTCGGCGCCGAGTTCCATCGCCAGCCCGACACCGGCCGCCCCGAGACGAGAGCCCGCCTCACCGACGACGCCAGCCGCTCGACCCTGCTCGAGCGCGAGATTCGCGCGGGCGGTTTCGACGCCGACGCCGGCGCTAATGTCCGTTTTCGCGGCGGTCTTCCGGGCCGCGGGAAGCGGCGCCGTCGAGACTTGACGCGGGCCGTAAATGGGAACAATCGCCATAATCGTCTCTACCGCAAGCCGACATATGACGGGCCGAAGGGCCGCGAGGGGAGCACCGCCGGCTGCTGCGTCCGCTGGAACCCGTAGCGAAGCTGCAGCAGGGACGTGGTTCCCCCGATGAGCGAGCCCGCTGCGCCAAGATAGCTGGCCGTCGCCTGAGCCCCACTGGCGGCGCGCGTGCCCATCGCCCCGAGTCGCGCCATCTCCTCGAGATTCTTCCCTTCCTGGCGCATGATGAGCGCCCGCTGCCGAAGGTCCCCGCCCTGGACGTTGTAACCCCAGGCTTCCCGCGCCGCATTGGTTCGGATGGTGAGCGCGTCCAGCTCCCCGAGATAGGCCGCGTCTGCCTGGACATCGACGGCCGAGCCGTAGCCGACGTCAATGTTGCCGGCGGCGAAGCCAACACGCTGCGTGCCGACCATCCCGCGCACCGTCGTCCGGAAGCGGCTCTCCTCTTCGGCGCCACGCTCGACGGCGTCCTTCGCCTGCAGCTCCGCGACGGCGGCGTTGTAGTCGGTGAGGCCGGCCTCCGACTCCGAGACTTCCCGTTGCAGCGTGCCCGCCTTCTCCTGCGCGGCGCCGGCGACGTCCCCGGCTTTCTTCGCCGCTTTGCCGGCCTTGACTTGCGAATAGACGCTCACAGCCGTCGACGCAGCCGTCAGCGCCAGAATCGCCATTGTGGTAAAGGCCGCCATGTCCCTATTCCTTGCCGTAGAGGGCGCCGGAGGCTTCCGACTCGCTGCCGGCCTCGAGCGCCATATCGGTGATTTGCAGCCCGAGGCTGCGGTTTTTTCCGTTCTCGGATTCGTTCGCGCTCATGTTCGTGACCTTCACCTTCGCCATGAGCATCAGCTCGTCGCCGACCTCGCACGTCGGCATCCCGAGCTTCTCGAGCGCCTCATTGTCGAGCGTGAGCGCCAGGCCCCACGGATAGACCGGCCGGTCCGTCGAGACGCTCGACGGCTCGCTCGTCTTCTCACGGTCGGCCTTGCTCATCTTCATACTGACTAGCTTCGGCACGGTTAGCCTCCTAAGTCCACAACGGGCAAGACGCCGAGGACCGTCAAGGGCAGGGGATCACGTTGCCGAATCAGGATCCGGCCCTCGTTGTCGAACTTGGCGACGACGCTCATCTCGAGTTGTCCGCTGAACGGCGTCGCCGCGGATCCGGTGTCCTGCGGCGCGAGCTTGTATTGAAACAGGTGCGCGCTGTCCGGCCCCGCATAGAAGACTCGTGAGCTGGCATCGACGACGAGGTTTAGCGCCGGGATTCGCTTCCGTTTGTCTCGGATCTCGAGACTGCCGACGTGGAGGTCCAGTGTTTCAAGGTCCGCGTAGCGAATCGGCATGCCCGCATGAATCACGGAGTAGCCCGTTGCTGGGGCCGCCGGCGCCGGCAAGGTGATACTCCCGCCGGTCACACGAAACTGAAAGGCGCTCGCCCCGTCCGGATCCCCATTGTAGAGCACCTCACCATCGGCGAGGACCGCGAGGACCTGGCCCTCGAGATGCGAGAGCCCGCCGATCGTCGTGACCGGGGCCCCGTCGTAGCTCAGTCCGCTATCGACGAAGAAGGCATCTGCGCTCAGGTTGACGATCTCGCGCCGCTCGAGCTTTTCGATGTAGCGGCGAAACGCGCCTTGAATCGTGCGCCTGACGATGACATAGACGACGTCTTCACCGGCCTCCGGGACCACACACACATGTTGAATGAGCCCATCCGCCCCGGTGTCGTGCCGGTGCCAGCCGAAGACGTCCTCTTCCCGCAGATAGGTGACGCCGACCAGGACGCCGTCCGATCGACAGGCCCACACGATCGAGTGCGGCGTCTGCTGGTAGGCGAGATCGTCGATGGTGTAGCCATCGAACAGATGCGACGCGAAGAGCGTCAGGTCGCGACCGCCGAGCCCGTCGACCTGATAGTCGAAGCGCAGATCGCGGATGATGGCGCCGCGACTCTGCACGTAGATGATCGAGTTTCCGATCACCGCCGGCAGCACGTCGCAGACGCCGACCCACGTTTGCGGATCCGCCCCGAGGCTCGCCGGGGTCAGCGGAACACGCTCTTGTCCGACGCTCCACTCCCCGCCGTCTGTCAAGGCAATTAGGGTCTTGAGCCCGAGGAGATGCCGGATCGGGTTCTGTTGGAAGCCGGCGATCTTGAACGTGAGCGCATCATCGTCCTGCAACGGGCTCGAGACGCCGAAATTGCTGTGAAAGCCCGTTCGCGAGCCCCACACGCTATCGGGATCGTTGAGCGTGTTCGCGAGAAAGCGCCGCTGCTGGTAGTAGGCGGCGCGTCGCGGATAGTTTCCGGCCGTCGTGAAGAGCACACGCGGGAGCGGCGGCGTGACCGCAAAGTCGGGCGTAAAGCCGACATCGCGGAACATCATCGTCCCTGTCGCCGTGCCCACAAAGCCGAACGTCCCATTCTCGTAGGGATCACAATACACGTAGTATTCCGCCGCCCCACTGACCGCCGTCCACTGGATGACGTTCGGCGCATCCGCGGTCGGTTCCGCGACGTTGCCCGCCGCGACGACGATCGAGGGCTCGCTCTCCTCGTAGGTCTCCGTCTTGCCGGCTGTGACCACGTAGGCGTAGGTGCGCGTGCCCGCGCCGCCCGGCGTGAAGATCGGCGTCGTCGGTGCCGCGATGCTCGGCTGGGTCGCGATCGCGCGGATGACCCAATACGTATCGGAGACGTGGATCAGCTCGTGCGGCGGCACGACGCCGGCGGCAGAGGTCAGGGTGATGACCGCGCCACTCTGCGCCGCATTGCACAACGAGGCCCCGAACGGTGAGGGCAGCTCGAGCAGTGAGCCCGGCATCGCATACCAATAGGCCGCGTTCGGCGGGGCGATGCCGCCGCCCGTGTCGGCTTTGCAGTAGTAAACGGTCCCGCCCGCTGAGACGATATCGCCGATCACGTAGAGCGTGACTCCGCTATAGGCGGCGACGCCGGAGAGACTGATGGCGGCGCCGTTCTTGAAGAAGCGCAGATAGCCGTTCCCGATCTCAATGAGGATGCTCTCGCCGGCGACTTCCGAAATGTAGGCGCTCAGCTTCACGGCACTGGAATTGGTTTTGCACTCGCCGACGAAACGAAACCCAGCGCGGTTCGCGGCTCCACCCGATCGGAGGAGAAGGAAATTGCGACAGGTCCGGAGTCCGGTCACATACTTGACCAGGTCGGCGCGCAAGTGGAGCGCTGGCGCCAGCTCCCCGCCGGCAAAGGTGCGTTGCAGAATCGTCTGTGCCATCGCCTAGTCTCGGCCGCGGATCCAATCGACGTCACCCTCCGGACTCTGTTGCTGCTCGGCGGCGTCCTTCGCTCGGGCTTCCTCGAGCGTCGCCAGATACACGCCCATGCAGAAATCGACTCGCTTCTCGTCGCGCGCGAGCGCCGGCGCCAAACTGGCCGCGTGCCGCCATGTCAGGGCCTTGCGGAAGATCGCGTCGCCACTCTGCGCGACGCAAGGCAACCGCGCGGTGTATTCCAGCTCAGGGTCCTCGACGTCGGTATAGATGATCGTGCCGGCCTCGTCGGTGCCTGTGCGGAACCTCGGCGGATCCGGATCGAAGTCTCGCTTTGAGCCGTCTGGATTGACGATGCGCCGCGCGAAGATCATCCGGACCGGCGCGCGGTAGGCGTAGAGCCAATCACCATTGGCATGCTCCGGCGCCTCGAGCATCCAATAGGTCGTGTTGGGCGGCGTGTGGTTCGTGTGCGCGAGCACGCAGTAATAGATCGTGCCGCCGAGGTCGACCGCATCATCGACTTCGTAGGCGACAGTCGCCGCCCAGGCCTGCACCGTCGTGATCCCGGTTGCCGGCCCCTTCACCAGCGTCAGGGTTTCATACCGCGTCGCGAAGGCCCACGGGTAATCGCGAAGCGTCGCGCTGACATCGTCCGAGAAATGCAGCCGCGCGGTGACGGCCTCCGCGCTCGCCTCAGTCAGAATGTCGCCGACCTGTTTCGAGACCCCGATGTAACTCAACGCCTTGTTGATGATCTTCGTCGACGGCTCGATACAATCCTCCGAAAAATCAAACTCCTCTTCTCCGGGCTCCGGCTCGGGTGCGGGCGGCGCCGGCACTTCGCCAGGTTCATCGGGCTCGTCACCCCACGGACCGCCTTCCGCTGGCGAGGTCGGCTCGACCGGCCAGAAATCACCATTGATCGACCAGCCGCCATTCCCGGCGGTCGTCGATCCTGGGAAGACCAGGACATCGTAATCGATGCCGTTCGAGTTCAGCGTCGCGCCAACGGTAATCTGGTCGATCCCGCCAGCCGTGATCCCGGTCGTCAGCAGCGTTCCAGTCGTGAGGCCTTGGGAGTTGTTGGTCGCGTGCGACGGATCCCGATGGTAACTGGCCGCGTTGTGTGGCGTGACGATCGCGAACAGTGGCCGGCGCCCGCTCGCCGGCGTGAGCCCGATCGTGCGCGACGCGGCCCCGTCCCCGGTATACGTGCAAAGCTGCAAGACGCGCGCTTGGTCCGGGTCGTTGTTGCCATCCGCACGACGGAAGAGAATGAACGGTGTCGTCGACGGATTCGCGAGCGGTGTCGCGAGCCCCGAGCGCACCGTGAGCGCGTTCGCCGCGAACGTCAGCCCGGCCGCGATCTCCGTCGCGTCGATCGGCGACAGACTATCGAGGTCGTGGCCGATGCCCTTGATGTAGGCCCGCATCGTCGTCGAGGTCGTGGCGTCCTCACCCTGCAGGAAGGCCCACTCTGGCGTCCAGCTCGGATAGCCGATTGCGTGCGCGTAGTCGACCTGGGCATCGGCGAGCCCATCGGCCAAGGCGAACCGCATGCCGGGATCACAGAACGCGATGAGTTGATATGTCTTCCCGGAGGCGTTGCAGAGATTCGTATTCCCGGCGATCCGAATCAGGAACCGCAACGATTGATCGTCTTCCGCGACTGGGTCCGCGAACGCGGGATCCTGCAGGACCTCGACCGGCCCTTCGGAAATGCAGTTCTCCCGGCCGGCGTCATGGCCGGCGAGATTGCTCGAGAGCCAGATCAGCGGCCGGATGTTCGGGTCTGTCACCTGTCGAATGATGACCAGGTGCGGCGGCGCCTCGAGCGGGATCTCGATCACGGTCCCGTTGCCGACATAGGTCGCCCCCTTGATGAGGAGCGGCGAAATGGGCGGCGGCCCGCTCTGCGCCCAAGGCGTCCGCGGATAGGGCGCGTTGTGCTTGAGGAGCTGGCGCGGCGGCGCCGCGATCGTCTCCTGGCCGGCGTCGGACGACGGATTCTTGTCTTCGTCGTAGAACTGTCCCAGGACTTCAGCGACCGCCTGAAGCTGATGCATCGTCGCCGCGCTGGCGTTCCCGTTGTGGACGTGGACGATCTCGAGGTCCGCGAGCGGCGTCAAAGGCGTGACGACGCCGGTCGGGAAATACGGGACACGGTTCCAGATGACGACCGTGTTCTCGGTGATGGCGGTGAGCGCCTCAGCTTCGCCCGGGAGCTTGTAGCCAAGGTCGCCGTTTCCCACGCCGACCCGACTCCCGACCTTCGCGACGAGGAGAGCGGCGATGCCGACCGCGTTCTTGATCCGGTCGACCGACTTCGCGGCGTCCGTCACGTAGGACGCGCGATCGCTGGCGGTGCTCGACGCGAGTCCCTGCGGGACGGACTGCCCCGTGGGCCGTTGCTTGAGAAGTTGAAACGGGCCGGTCCAGGTGCCATTCGTCGCGCTCGCATGATCGACCGCGACGCGGACAACGCGCGATCCATTGTTCCAGTCCTGCCCGGGATAGATCCCGTCGCCAGAACCTACTTCCGGGAGGTCGGAGCCGATCCAGTCGTCGTATTCGAGATCGAAGCCATTCCCGGCCGGAGAATTGCCGACCTTCGAGTTCCCGGCAAGCTGCGCCTGGCCGAGCCCAGCACCGCCGAAGACGCTGTCCCCTTCCCAGGCCAGGGACCCATTGAGATACAAGCGGTAGTAAGGACCGCCTTCCGTGCCGCCGGCGAAGCACCAGAGAATATCCGCGCGCGTCCAGCCGTTCACCGATGGCCCGGCGAGCGTGACCAGTGGGATTCGCACGCCGGACGAGTCCACATTTTCGATCGTGATCTGCCCGCTCGGGATCTGCACGAGGTTGACCCCAGCGGCGCCCGAGGTCGCGCCCCGCACGGAATGCAGGATCGCATACGTCGTGCCGAGCTTCCGCGGCCGAATATACAGCCGCTCCCACAGACATCGGGCCGCGCTGCCGATCGTCTCTTCCGGAACGTGCTGCTTGTAAAGGGCGCTGTTCGAGAGCTTCAGGCCGAAGCCCTCAAGATGCCGGCCGGCGCAGCGGGCCTCTTCCGCGGCACCGTTCCCGGATCCGCCCTCGCCGAGATCCGGCAGCTCGAAGCCGTCGATCCAGCGGCGTCGGGCCATCGCGACGGGCGTCTCGCCCGTGATAGGTGAGACCGCCGGATCCCCAGCGTAGGCGAAGATCCCGCGCCAATAGAACCGGGTCGTCGTCCCAAAGAGACTCGGGATCCCGAACCAGCCGCCGCTCTTGCGCGTGAATGTCGCGACGTTGATCGGGTAGTTCGCGTCGGTGTAGAACCAGTCCGACGTGATGCACGGCGCCACGAAGGCCGCGGCCTTCGCGAGGATAGGCGCGCCAAACTCAACCGCCGCGCCGGCTGGCGCTCGGATGATCGCGCCGACCGCCTGATTGCTCCCGGGATCCGCGTCCGGGATCCCCTGCAGCCGCGCGACCTCTGCCGCGTCTGTCAGGTGGATGATGAAGTGGAGGTATTGGGTCTTCGCCATCGCGAGGTCCTCGCGGCGCGGATCGGTCGTCGCGCCTAGCCGTTACTCGCCGAGCACGTCTTCGGCGCCGGTGACGTGGCCGGCGAGAATCTCGTCGTGCTTCTGCTTCAGGGCTTCTTTCGAAGTCGTAATCTTCTCCGGTGTCCGCGGATCGACACGCTCCATCCAGCGGGACGAAAAAGCGCGCTCGTTCGCGATGAGGAAGACATCGCCGATGCGCCGGCGGCAGTGATCGTAGTAGCCGAGTGCGATCGCCCGGACCTTGATCGGATTCGGCTTCGGCGCGGGCGGAGGATTCCGCGGCGTGACGCCGGGCGCCTTCGCGCGCGCCGGAATTGATCGTGCGATCGCTGCCGGCGGTTTCGGTGTCGGCCTGCCCGCCTTCGGTGTTGCCATGATGCTCTCTCCTTGTGTGACGTCGCGTTACGTCGCGTTACGTGAAGTAACCGACGGCCAGGACGCTCACGCCGGCGCCCGTCGTGACCTTCCAGCCGGGCGTTGTCGCGTTCTTGCACTTGGCCCCGATCGCGATCCAATAGACCCCCACGGCCGTATTGGCTGCGAGAATCGGGATCGCGGAGCCGTCGCCGTCCTTGATCGAGACCGTGCTCGTGGCCGCCGTCGCCACAGCAAGGACCAGGCGCTCGATCACGTCGCCGAGCTGGCCGCTGTCTCCGAGGATCTGGTCGGTCTGCCCCGCGGCGACGGTCTCATAACCCATGTGTGGCACGCCCATGATGTTCGCTCCTTGCTGCGACGGGCCTCGAGTTGGGCCGGCGGAGCGCACCCTACACCCCGCCGGCCCACGAGACTAGCTGATGGTGTAGCCCTTCGCGTAGGCCTTGGCCTGCACGCTGAAGAGCTTCTCCGCCGTCAGCCAGGATGTCAGGGTCACGGTGGCGTTGCCGCCGGCCGGCGTCGCGCGGACGCCGAGATACTGGAGCCAACCCGCGGCCGGCGCGCCCTTCGGGAGCGCCAGGAATAGGAGACCGCCGGCCGGCAGATCGGCCGCCAGGCGCGTCTCTTCGACGAGCACGATGATCCCTGCCGTCAGGGCTGCATCCGTCGTCATGATGACCTCGAGCTTCACGGTCGTGCAGTCCGCGGCCACGTCGACCGCGAACCCGAAGCCGAGCCCCTCGCCGTCTCCGATCGCCCGCTTCGGAATCGAGGCGCCGAGGTTGATCGACGAGAGCGAAACGGCCGCGGCCACGAACGCCTGAGCGTCGCAGACGAGGCCGAGCGCGTCAACAAACATTGATCTATCTCCTCGAAACAGGTGAGAACCACAGAGCGCGACCTCGCGCCCTCGCTTGTTGCGTAGAACTAGCTGACCGTGTCCTCCGACTCGAGGAGCGCATCGCTCGTGTTGATCGGGATCCCACGGAACGACGGCCGGTTGACGCCGTCAATGTTCGCGTAGGTGAGTCCGCCGCCGCCCCGGATGTCGTCGAGCCGCTGGATGTCCAGGAACTCGAGACACGTCCGGTTCATGTAGAACGCCGGCTTGCCCATGCCCATCGTCGGGATCCGGTGGATCGCCTTGATCATGTGCTGGGTCAGGTCGGCCGGCGACGAATTGGCGATCAACGTGCTGATGTCGATGTTGCAGATCCGCACGGCGTAGCGCCAATCTTTCACCGCGATCCCGGCCTGCCACTGCCACCGCTCCTGGAACGCGCGCATGCGCGATCCAGCCACTCCGGCCGTGACCTCGACGGTCACTTCGCCATAGTCGTCGTGGATCAGGCCCGCCTTCGAGCCCTTCGGGAAGATCCCGCTCACGGTGTTGGCGCCCCACACGATGAGCCAGATGCTCGAGTTGTCCGACTGCGCGCCGCCTGCCTTGATGACATGCGAGCCGTTCGTGGCCGTGCTCAGCGAGTAGCGCGGCGAGAGCCCGAGGAACTCCTCGGGTGCGAGTCCGCTGTTCCCGTGGAAGAGCGTCGAGGCCATCTCCTGATTCATCGCCTCGATGAAGGCCTGGGCCTCCGAGAGGCGGAACGCCGAGATGTTCCCGTTCAGGCGCGCCAGGTCGACGTCGACCTCAGACCACGCCTCGAGCATCCCGCACTGCTCGTCGATCTGCGTCGTCGTGGACTTGCCAGGCGTCACGCCCTGGTTGAGCAGCCGCCAGGCCACGGCCGGGAGGCCCGTCCGGACGGTCGTCCGGTGTCCGGTCGGGAGGTTGCCCTCGAGCCAGCGCATGTCCGTCAGGATCTCGTTCGTCTGCTGGAGCAGCTCGACGATGACCGGGACCTTGCCGTCCGGATCGAGCCGCTTCGCCCACTCGGCGAGCGTGAGCGCGCCGACAGATAGAGCCGCCATGTGAACCCTCGCGCGATGCTAAGAGGCTTTCTTCCCGCCGTCATAGAGCACGTCTTCGTGACTACGCTTCGTGTCCCGAGGCGTGCTGATTGAGCCGGGCGGTTGATCCTCGCGCATCAGTTTGCCGATGTCCGCCAAGAAGGAGAACATCTCCAGGTGATTGCCGATGCCTGTCTTGTTGAGGAGGCGCCGAAAGCTCTCCGCTCGTGGATGGCCCTCTGGTCGCACCCGATCGAGGACCCGCTTCACGAATTGCTGGGACTCCTCGAGCTTCTCCCCGCCGTAGGTCGGATCCGCTTCGGTGTCTGCGCGGAACGCGGTCAGCTTCGTGCCGATCGCGCCGGCCTGCAGTTCGAGATAGGCTTGTGCTTCCTCGTGTGTCCAGGCGTTCTCTTTGGCGATCGCCGCAACCTCCTCGAGGTCCTTGGCGTCGACGAAGGCCTTCGCCCCGTCCGGAATCGTGAGCGCATACTTCTCGGGAGGTTTCGGCGCGGCGGCCGTGCCGTCCCCGGCCGTTGTCCCTGTGGCTGCGCTGCCTTCCGCGGGTGTTCCGTCCGCTGCCTTCGTCCCAGCGGGCGGCGTCTCTGCTACCTTCTGCGCGCCAGCGGCCTCAGCCGCGGGCTTGGTGCCGGGTTCGGGTGATACCTGACCGGCTTGCTTTTCAGCCATTGACGTGCTCCTGTTCAGCGCGCGGCGTATGGGCCGCGTCCGTCTCGCGATTTCGCGCGCGGGTGCGGGCGCGCGCCTCCCGTTCCATGAGCTGATAGAGGTCCTCGTCGAGATCGACAAGCTGCGCCATTAGCTCATGACCGAAGTCCTGCCGGCCGCTGTTGTAATGGATGGCCGCCGATGGATGCCACACGCTGCGAAAGATCCCCGCGCGTTCGAGCAGGGACCACATGACGAGGCGCCCCTCCGGCGTCTTCATGACCGCCTGCAGGGCGGCCCGCTCGAGTTCGGCGGCCTCGCGCTCTTTGCGCTGGGCAAAACGGACCTGCCTCGGGTCCGCCGCGTTCCGAACCAGTGCGCGATCCTCACTCATGTCTACACGTCGCCGAGGTTGATCCAGGTGATGGTCACATACCCGTTGATGACCACTGTCGCATCGGCGTCGATGTCGTCAGCGGTCGCGATGCCGACGTTCAGGAAGGCATCGATCGCGGCCGAGGTCCCATCGAGTTGAAGGGCGGCGGCAAGCTGCGCCGGACTGACGGCGCCGCTCACGTTGACCGTCGCGCTCGACGTGATCGCTGTCGTCGGGATGATGTCCTGCTCTTGTGTGGCAAGCGTGCCGTTCGCTTGCGTGATTGAGCCCACGCCCCAATTACACGTTTTCGCTCCGTTGAGCGTGTCCGCCACGACTGAGGTCGTGATCATCGCGATCTTGCCGACCGCGCCGAGGATCGCGATGCGCCCCGCCGGGAAGTCGTAGACCTTTCCGCCCTGACCCTGCTCCGTGTTCCGCAGCGTCAACGGGAAGTTGGCGAAGATCAGTGTCGTCTTGTGGATCTTCGCGTCGCCCTCCTCGAGGGCCGCGACCCCGGCTGTCGGCAGGCCGACCCCGGCTTCGACGATGCTCCCGGCCACATCTTGAAGCGCCGCGACCGCCGTCCCGGTCATGGCTCCAGTGGATCGGAAGCGGAGGATCACGGTGCGCGGCCCGTCGTTCTGGACGATGCCCGCCGCCGCCGCGTCTGTCGCTGTGACGACGGACCCGGACGTGTTCCGAATCGACCCGAAGGTCGTGGCGCCTTTCACAGCCTGCTCGAGGACGATCGTCCCGGTGTAGGTCCCGGTGATGCTGTAGGCCGCACGCGCGCCAGGATGCAGCAAAGAATACAGGCTGTTGCCCGCCGCCGTGAACGACTTTGAAAGTGCCATCTCCCTGTCCTCCTACTGTCCGCCGAGCTGCTGAGTGATTCGGTCGAGCGCCGAGTCCTGGCCCATCTTCGCCTGGCTGGCGCGCTGCATCGCCGTCGCCATCTGTGCGGCCTGTTCCGCCTCCGCCTGGGCCTGCGCGGCTTGCGCCTGCGCGGCGATGATCTCGTCCGCCTCCTCGTCTGAGCGGATGATCCGCGGGTTGACGCCGAGGAGATCCGCGTATTCGTTGACGACTTCTTTTGTGTTGACTTTGGCCTGGACCATCGGGTCCTCGGCCATGAGCAGCATGGTCTGCACAAAGCGATCATGGGCCGTCACGCCGACGAGCTTCTGAGCCTGACTGAGGATCGAGATGTATTCCGCCTTCACTTGGACGCCCTGTAGCTCGGGCGGCGGCGGAAGCGCCCCCTCTTTGAAGAATCCGCCGATCGCCATCATGTCGAACACGCGATCGATCAGTGGGTCCAGCAGTTCATCGCCCGTGCGCTCGAGGACCGGGCCGAGCGCGATGAGCTTCTCCTCGTGGCGCTCTTGCACTTCGCGCGCCGTGATCGGCTGCGTGCCACGCACCGGATCCGACGTGCCGAGCATCAGGAAGAGGTCCTCGAAGAAGGCGCGCTTGATTCGATATTCGACGTTCTGGATGTCGATCGCGAGATGCTGCAGGTTGAGTGAAACCTCGTGAATCGCCTTCATCCCTTGCATGCCCTCGCGCACGTCCACGTAGGTGATCTCGCCCGGAAGCAGGCTCGTCTTCTGTGTCCGCAAGCTCGAAGGCCCCTGGACTGGCGGGTCCACCATCTTCGCGAGGCCCTGGCCTTTGCGCCGCTCCATGATCTGGAGCTGCTTCACGTCGCCGAGCGCGTCCATCCCGGGGCACGACGTGCCGTAGCTGTCGCCACCAGTCACGTCCCAGCGCGGCGCCAGAATTGGGAAGTTGCGGAAGCCGGACTCGCGGAGAAACTTCCCTTCACTCGCGCCCGTCTCGAAATAGCAGCTCGCCCAGGGCAGGAAGCGGGCCTCGAGTCTGTTGCGGTCCGCGTCTTCGTTCGGGAGCACAATCCAGGTGATCTCGATCGGGGCCTCATATTGCCCCTGATTCCACAGTGTGCGGACCGTTGTCGACAGATTCGTCCAGTCGATGTCACGGCCGTTCGCTGCAAGCGCGAACTCCTCGATGATCTGCCGCACCGTCAGTTGATACTCCCGGACGAACGTCGTCGCGCGGCCCCGGCGATCGAGGCCGATCGCGTAGCTCCCGATCGGATATTGCTCACATCGGAAGACGTCCTCGCTATCCTCGAGCACCGCCATCGCCCCGACCCCGAACACGCCCATGTCTCCGTAGACGATCGGCAGCACGTTGTAGAGATTCGACAGCGAGAAAAGCGTGAGCATGCGCCGCGTGACTTGATGCAGCCAGGCCTTGACCGGCGCGTGCTCTGCCAGCTCGAGATCCGGCGTCGTGAGCTTCAGCCAGGGGCGCGCCGGCGAGGTCAGCCCGGCATGAAGCCCGCTTTGCAGCGTCCGCGCCGCGAAGCGCCCTGTCGAATTGATGATGTTCTGATTTCGCTTGTCGCCGCGGTTCCGATCACCGGCCCAGAAGCGCGTCCGCCGCGGGAAGTAGAAGTCGGCGAGTTCCTTCCAGTGGGCATCGAAGTTCGCGCGTTCCGTGAAGAGCGCGGACCGGAGGCGCTCGTAGCGCGTGCGCTTCGTCACGGGATCGCGATAGATCGGCATGCGCTCAGCTTCCGATCAGCGTCTTCGGTTGTAGAGATGCCGCGGGGCCTGTCTTCGTGGTGTAGGCGCCGCTGAGGATGGAACCGCCAGCCGAGGCCCGCTTGCGTTGCTTCTCGAGGGCGGAGCGCGCGAGGCCTGCAGCCGTCGACGTCGCTTGACTCGCCGAGGGTGGAGGCGTCGGCGTGACTGGCTGGGGCGCGACCGGGGCCTGAGCCGAGCCTCGAGGCACCGCGCGATCGCCCGTCGCTGTCTTCTCTGGCGCCTGCCTCGCGTTCTTGAGCTTGCTCGAGATGATCTTACTTGTCGCCGCACCGCCGGCCGCCGCGGCGAGTCCAATCAGCAACATGGTTGTCGTGAACGCGGCCATTAGAGGATCCTCAGAAAGGACGTCTCGATCTCAACGTAGCCCCTCCGCTTGTAGAACCGGCCGACCCGTGAGCCCGCCGGCGCGACCATTCTAATGGATGGCACGCCTTTTGTCCTAGCCCATTTTTCCAATGTCTGCAAGAGCCGAGGCCCGGCGGCTCCGTGCCGATATTCCGGCTCGACCCACCAGGCGACTTCGTCGACAAACGGGATGCCGGTGAGTGGGTGCGGCGCGACCAGGGCCGCCAGAAAGCCGATCAGCGCGCCCTCACGCTCAGCCAGGAACACGATCCCGTGCTCAAGGACCAGGGCGAGCATGCACTCGAGCGCACCCGGCGCGGCGCCGAATTGGGAATATGGCGTCTCCGTGACAAAGCGCCGAGCCATGAAGAGCAGGGCCGGCGTATCCTCGGAGCACCACTCGCGGACGGTCACGCGATCGCCGGCCGGCGCGTCGCCAATTCGACGTGGCCCAGGTCCCCGCGCATCGTCAGCCAGGCCCCGCCCCACACGAGCCCGCACTTCTGCGCCATGAGCCCGTAGAGGTCCCACGGCATCGAGGGATCATACGTCTCATCTTCCTTCGTTCCCGGATCGTCGATGAAGGCCATGTCGACCGCATGGCCGAAGCCGTCCGCCTGCAGTTGATGCGCGCCCAGCGTCTTGACCCCGTCGACGCGCGTCACGACGGGCCCGGGCTTCGTGCGGCCTTGCGCGTAGAGATCCTGCTGGCGCTGCGTCGTCCGCACGCCCTCGACGACCATCATCGCCCAGCCGAGCATCTCCATCGCCTCGAGGATGCGACCGACGTAGACCTCGAGGTCGGGATGCACGCCTCGCAATCGTAAGCCGTCCCGTGTCGTCCATCTCGACATTGAATCCCCCTCACTCGTTAGGCCTGGCGCGCGTCACCGGCGACGATGCTTGAAGTATTCCACTTGGCGGAGCCGTCGCTGCGCCGCCCGCTTCGACAGGTTCGGCCGGGAGAGATTCTTCCCACGATGACTCACGACCTTATAGCCGTGCGCCGTGCGCTTGATCATCGCGTTCTCCTGCTCTCCCGGCGAACGTGATCCTGCAGCTCACCAATCAACGCCTCCCGCGTGGCCGGACTCCGGCCCTCGAGGTCCGGGCGCCGAATGAGCTGACCGCCGACCCGGCGCTCATAGACACGGCCTCGAAAGGGGCCACTCGCGATCCGAACGATGACGTTCTCGCGGATGCTCCCGACGTGCTCGATCTGATCGTCTGGCACGCCGGCGTCGAGCGCAGCCTCGCGGGTCGGATAGAGATCGCCCGTGCGCGTGTCCATCAGCTCCTCCGTCAGAGCGCCGCGCGAACCGCGGCGTCCTTCCCCTCGAGGAGCTTCCGCAGCGCGACCGTGCGCTCAGGCCCCGCCGGCACCCGGGCGACCACGTCGAGCGCCGCGCGCGCGAAGATCATCGACACGTCTTGCACGGTGTCCTTGAGATGTGAGAAGCCGAACCAGGGGAGCATCCGCTCCCCGCTCTCCGCGATCGCCTTCATGAGGCGCTGCGCCAGCTCCGTTTCGCGCGTGGCCTTCACGGCAGCGAGGGCGCGCGCGTTGTCTCGGGTGATGTTCTCGATCGAGTCCATCTTCTCCTCCTTCTTAGTTCCACGGATCGAAGTCGTGCTCCCTCTCCTCCCGGTCCGGAAACGGCATGACGTAGGGATCGAAGTCGTGATCGACTTTCTGGATACGCTTCAGCCGGTCGATCACCTCGCCTGGCATGTCCTCGAGCGCGTAGGTGGTCATGTAGGCGTCGGCCAGGTCGGGGCTGCGCCCCAGGCGCTCCTTGATCTGGTCCTTCTCCTCGAGGAGGAAGACGCCGTTGGCGAAGGTGTAGGTCGGCTCGGTCAGCTCTGCGACCATGTCAGGAATCGGCGGGAGCGCCCCGCCGCCGCGAATCGCCTCGCAGCCCTTGATCCACATCTCCGCGCGGCGGTTCTTGTAACGCGGGTTGAGCGCCTTGCCGGCGTAGTTCACCCCGATTGCCCCGATGCCGGCCGCGACCAGGTTGTCGATCACCCCATGGCCCCAATGCCCCGTGTCGTCGATGAGTTCCAGCTCGGAGCCCCATCGCTTTTTGCAGATCATGATGCGCGCGGCGATATCCGTCGTCCGCGCATTCCGCATGATGACGGGTCGGAAGGCGGCCGGCCCCTGCCGTGGGAAGATGACCGTTCGATCGTCGCCGAAACGCGCGACGTCGACGCCGAGCCGCTTCTGTGCCCAATCATACTCATCTTTCCGCAGATGCCGCCGCATCGCGCTCTCGACTTCCTCGAGGCCGAGCAGGGCATTGATGCTCTGTGGCGGAAACTGCCCGAGGACGTTCACCATGACCCACGGGTTGTCTCGTCCATACCGCGCGATCTCTTCGCGCGCCCACTCGAGGCTGATGCGCTTCGACCGCTTCGGATTGTCCGGGTCTCCCGTGATCTCGATTCGCACCCACAGCGCGCGATCGGTTGTATAGGCCCGATAGAGCGGGCCGGTCGTGTGCGTCGGATTGCCTGCCTGGATGACCTTCGCCTCCGAGCCCTCCGTCGAGAGCACCGCTTCGGCCGTCACCATGACGCCGTCCGGGATGCCGCCGCTCTCGTCGAGCACAAACATCACATGATCCGCGTGGATGCCGGCGAGTGCGTTCGCTTGCGCCTCCGGATCGCCGCTCTTCGGCCAGGTCCGCTTGACTGCGAACCAGTTCGCCGGCGAGGCGCGACGCGCGATCGTCGTCGTCGTCCACACGAAGGCCCCGGACAGGAAGCTCGAGCGCGTGAGCCACTTGTTGCACTCAGGCCAGAGTGTCGTATCGATGTTCGCTTCGGTAATCGAGGTCGCGCCAATCTTGGCTTGCCAGCGAGTCGCCAAGAACCACAGGATGATCCAGGCGAGGAGCGTTGTCTTCCCTGGCCCCTTGCAAGCCTTCAACGCCATCCGGCGGGTTTCGGGTTTCGCGATCGCGTGAAGCGCCTCGTCCTGCCAGTCGTCGGGTTCGGCGCCGAACAGGTCACGAACCATCCGCCAGGGCTCACGCGCCCAGCGGGCAACCCGGCCCGTGACATACTCCCGCTCGCTCATGGCTCGCCTGTTCGCCCGTGCTTTGCGAGGTCCCCGCGAATCGCCTCCGCCAGAGCGTCGATTGAATCGCCCGGCGTGCGGAGCTTACCCGTCTGCTCGAGGATGGTCCGCAAGGCAGCATGCGGACTCTCGAGCTGCACGCGGACGCCATCATCCGTGTGCTGAATCCCCCGCACGACTCCGACCACGGCATCGGGCCACAGATCGACCGGCAGGAGTTCACCGTTCTTGTCGTGCAGATCCCGAATGTCAAAGGCCGCAATTCGAGCGATGCGTGCGAGAGCCTGCTCGCCGCCCATCTGGAGCGGTTTCCAGGCGCCCTCGAGCTGGGCGTTGAGAAAGCTGCGGACTTTAGGAAGGTTGAGGGTGCGGTAGCCCTCCACGCCAGCGGTCCCGAGACCGGCCCGGCGATGGATCTCGCGGTAGGCCTGGCGCGCGTTGAACCCGTTTTGCAGATACTCAAGCGCGAAGCCGTATTGTGTCGGCGTCAGTCCGGCCGCGGCCCAGGGCTCGACGTTCCGACGAGGCCGCCGATCCGCTCGACGCGGGGCCTTCTTTCGTCTAGGCATGAATGCCTTACTCTCCGCCGACCCGACCCGGCCGCGTGACCGGAGCCCCGATCAGCTTGCCAAACGATACGCGCCAGATTCCCCCGGGCTCCGGAACGAGCCCAAAGACTCGGGTAAAGGCATGCGCCGTTGTGGTGAATAGATATTTCCGATTCTCGCGGTCCCAATAGATGCCCTTTGCGAAGACCGGCCGACGCGCCCACACATCGACATGGTCGCGATCGGCGGCATCCCGCGTAACCCAATACAGTCGAGGCTTCGGCATGGCGCCCTCTCTACCAGGTGAACGTCGTCACGACGCCAAGTGTGGGCCTGCCGGCAGAGTAACCGACCGAGCCCGCGAGATACCACCGATCGGCGATCTTGTGGACGAGCAACAGATCCGCCTTCGGCTTCAGGTTCTCGTCGAGAGTCGCCGCGGCGATGATCGCGCCGCTCCGTCCCGCTGGGATTGCGTAAGCCGCCTGGCGTAGGCGCTCCCAGGTCTCGCCCGTAAGGCTGACGGGCTTCAGCGCGACCGGCAAGGTGATGTCTGTCATGTCACACCTTGAGCCGCTCGAACACGGGAGGCTGAATCATCGTCGCCGCCGGCAGGGCCGAGACCTTCGGCTTGACGAGTTTGTAGATGAACTTCTGCGTCACGTATTGCTTGATGACCTCGAAGAGCGCCACGACGATCGTCGTGAGTGACAGGCCGGTGATCGTGAGCGTGTGGGCGTCCGGAGTCCAGACGTAGCCCACACCGGCCACAGCGAGCACGCCGAAGACCAGCGAGAAGACCGCCTTCACGCGCTTCGTGCTCTCGTCCGTGAGCCAGGTAAACCACGACTGTTTCTTCAGCCACTCGAGGATGAAGACCACGATCGCCGCGCTACTGATCTGGTCGAGGATGAGATTCTCCATGTTGTCCCTCTCTTCTCATACCGGGTTGCCGATTGTCGAGGTCATGATACTGCGCTTATGGTGCGCTCGGTCACTTTCACGCCGGGTGCCAGGAGATAGCCGTCGCCCTCCCGCACAAGGAAGCCATCCCGGACGTAGCCGCCCAGGACGTCGGAAAGACTGCCGCCGCCGCCCGGATCCGCGCCGGTCCGCGCGAGTTCCCTCCGAACCGCGGATGTCGCACGGCTCGAGCTGAAGAAGCCGCCGGCGAGGAGACGCGCGACGCGGCCCTTGAGATTGCCAGTGTCCAGCGTAACGACACGGGGCTCGACCTCGACGACCAGCTCGGGGCGCGTCGTGAGGAGCTGTAGGAGAATCGGGTCGATCCGCGCGTCGTCGATAAAGCGGTTCTTGATCCGCAGGTAGAGCCGCTCGAACTCGTCCGCGTTGAGCGAGAACCGGCCCGGCCCGTTGCCGGAGGCGATCGGGATGACGGCCTCCGTCGTCGCCTTCCCTCCGGCCGTTGCGATGACGTCGAGCGAGCGCCGGCCCTCAGCCTTCGCCGCCTCGGGCTCGAGCATGCCCTTGATCGCGTCGATGAGAACCTCGGCTTCGTGTTTCCTCATGAGGTCAGACCGTCCCATCGCCGGCCACGGTGCGCCGGCCTCGAGGCGTGCGCGTCCTCACCTTTGGGTTCATCCCAGCCAGCCGCTCGCGCGTCGCGGATGATGCCCCGGAAGGCGCGCTCATACGTGCCGCCGCCATACTTCCAGGCGTAGCATTTGATCTTCAGCAGCTCCGCCTCCTCGAGCGTGATCGCGCCGGCTGGCGTGAGCCGCCCAACAATGAGCTTGAGAAGGTCTTGCGGGCCGCCGCGCTTGCCCTCGGGTTGCTCTGCCTTCTCGAGCATCAGGAGCGTATCGATCGCCAGCACGAAGGTCAGTGTCGGATGAAACAAGCTCACGATGCGACCTCCTGATGCCAGAGCGCCGCGTCGTTCCCGAAGACAGTCCAGCCCTCGACGCGCTCGCGCCCGAATAGCTCGAGGTAGGGGCCGTCATACATGCGTTCGATGTCTTTCCGGAAGCTCTCGGGTTTGTCGCTGTGCTCGCCCTCCTGGCGCTCGACGACGACGGAGTCCAGCATCGGCGTCGGCCGATCGGGTAAGCAGGAGCCCCGCGTCGCGATGATGAGATGCTCATGCCGGACCGAGACGTAGTTCCCAAACTTGTGATCGACCTTATCCCACACGCGGCCCGTCTTCGGCGTGAAGCCCCAGGCTTCGATGACCTCCCGCGGGCCTGGGTGTTCGTAGAGCATCGGGGCCGTGACCCAACAAAAGAGCACGGCGTCCGTGTAGGCATGCGCCGCAACCGGCAACTTACAGAGCGCCTCGATCGTCATGCCGTCATAGTGATCCTGAGCGCCAGAGCCCGAGGGCGGCTTGTTGCCGTAGAGCCAGGGCGGATCCGAGTAAATCACGCGGAAGAGGCCCTCGAGGACGGCCTGCCCTTCGATGATGCGCCGGCGACGCGAGGCGCGGATCTCGAGCCGCAGCTCCCGCCGGTTCCACCCGTTGACGGCGGCCCGCTCGAGCCAGACGGTCTGTTGTTCTGGTGAGAGCGCCGCGACAACCTCATGGATCCCGAACTCGAGATCAGCACGGCGAACCTCTGGAGTGATCGCGCCGACCGAGCGCACATTCTTCAGTGTCTTCTCTGCAAGCCCGGTGTCGTTGATCGCCTGGTCGATCCGGTCCTGCCAATCCGCCCGGCTGTCTCCGTAGCGTAACCAATCGGCGAGCCAGAATCCGGAGGCATGGTGTGCCCGTTGAATGAAATCTCCGACGCCGACGTGCTGCTCATAGGACGGCCGGCCTCGAATGACGAGGCCGGTCTCCATCAGCGTATACGCACCGATGACAATCGGTTGAATCGCCGGCATGTGAACGGCTCGGCGGACCTTTCCCGCCGGGCGGGATAACGTCAACGGCATCAGTCCTCCGTCTCGGTCCCCTCGACCGCCGCCGCACGATCCACCACGAACTCCGTCCCGTCTCCGCCCTCGTCGACTTCAGCCGTGGCCTTCTCTTTCGACGTGCGGACCCGGAGCTTCTCTTCGCCTGGAACCCGGGCCATCTCGACGCCGGCATGGCGATAGGACGTGAGGCTTCGGGCGCGCATGCGCGTCAATGCCGCCTGGCTGTCGCCGGCTTCATCCGCGCGAAGCTCGGCCATCTTGTCGCGCGTCTCGCCGAGCGACTCACAGAGCCGATCGAGGACGCCGTCGCGGACGTGCTCCATTCCTGGGAGCGTTTGCGAGCGAGGGCCTCGAGACTTCCTGCCGGCGTCTTCCTCGAGGATTCGCGTTCGTGTTGAGCGGCGCGGGCGCGTCGGCGCCTTGGCTGCTCGCTTGGCCTTGGCCTGTTTCGGTGCGGCCTTGCGTCGTGCCATGCTGACCTCCTGGTGCGGCAAGGATGCCGCGGTGAAGCCGGCGCCCATACTCCGCGAGGAGCAGGGCGTCGGCGGTTGCGTGCGTGACGCGCATGGTCGGAAACAACGCTTGCGCGCGTCGCTTCGTGACGTTCTTGTCCCCTCCGGACAGGCACGAGAGCGCCGCCTGCCACTTGCGTGGCACGACGACGTCGAAGGGGAAGCCCGCCGACGTGAGAGCCATCAGGAGGGCGCCGTAGCCACGCCCAAACGTGAACGCCGAACAAACGCCCATCTTCGGGAAGGCCTGAACGTGCTCGATGACGGCGTGAACCCGGTCAACGCCCCGACCAGCCACGAGCCCGACCAGCTCGAGCAACACGTCCGCCTCGGTCGCCGGCATCGGCACGGCGCGAATCGGGCGGCCGTCCTCGTCAACGCCGGCGATCCCACCACTCGCGCCCGGGTCGATCCCGATATACAGATCCATGTGGTCCCTCATTGTTGCGAACAATACGCGAAATGTCAACGGCCTGCCGAGCGCCTCCGGATGATTGCCTTGACTTTGGCGTCTTTTTCTTCGGCCTGGCGCTCCTCTGCGCTCGGAATCTCGTCGAGGCCGCCATCCGTGAAGCTCGTTGTCTCCCGCGTGATGGTCAGATTGAGGGTGCCGGTCGGACCGTTCCGTTGCTTTTCAACAATGAAGTTTGTCGTCCCGCTCTCCCGATGGTGGCGCCGGTGGAGGAAGCAGACAAGGTCCGCATCCTGCTCGAGGGCCCCACTCTCCCGCAGATCCGAGAGCTTCGGCCGCGGGTCCGAGCGCGCCTCACCGGCCCGATTGAGCTGCGACAGGACAATGACGGGCGTCGTGAGTTCGTCCGCGAGGATCTTCAGCTTCCTCGAGATGTCCGTGATCTCTTCGTTCCGCGTGGCCCCGCGGCGGTCGATCGTCCCGTGCATGAGCTGAATGTAGTCAACGATGACAAGGTCGAGGCCGCCGTCCGCCCGCAGCCGCCGGCTCTCCGCGCGGATATCCTGCACCGTGCGGCTCGCTGCATCGTCGATGAAGATCGGGAGCTGATGGAGATCCATAATCGCCTGGCTGAGCGCCGCCCATTGATCCTCGCGCTCGACCCAGCCGCCGAGGAGCACAGACAACGGCACGCCCGACATGCTCGACAGCAGCCGAAACTCGAGTTGTTGCCGGCGCATCTCGAGCGAGAAGACGGCGACGCGCTTCCCGCTTCGCGCCGCAGCGACGGCGGAATTCATAACAAAGGTCGTCTTCCCGATCGAGGGCCGGCTGGCGATGACGATCATGTCCCCGGCCTGCCAGCCCGACGTGAGTTCGTTGATGCTCGCGAAGCCCGTCTCGACGCCGGTCAGCTCCCCCTTGTGCGCGTGGCGATACTCGAGGGCCTCCCGCAGCTCCGCGTTACTCGACGCCGTCGAGCGCATGCGGCCGTTTGCGGCGCCGTGCTGCAGGTCCACGATCGCGCGATCCGCCTGGTGGAGCAGGTCGACGCCGGCTTCTTCGCCGACATACGCGCACGTCACGAGATGATTCCCCGTCGCGATGAGCGCCCGGAGAAGGCTTCGGTCCCTCACGATCGCCGCGTAGTGGGCGATGTTCGTCGAGCGTGGCATGCCGTCGACGAGCGCCGCGATGTAGGCCGGGCCGCCGACCGTGTCGAGATCCCCGCGTTTGCCGAGATCGTCTTTGATGGTGATGAGGTCCGCGGCGCCGTTCGGTTGCTCGAGGAGCCGACCCATGCTCGCAAAAATCCGCCGGTGCGCGTCGCGAAAAAAATCGTCAGGGCGGAGATGCTTCGCGGCTTCGAGATACGCTTCGTTGTGGAGGAGCACGGCGCCGAGCACCGACCGCTCCGCCTCGAGGTTGTGCGGCATGGTCTGCTCGTCGATCTCCGCCGGCTTCGGCGTTTTCCGCTTCGTCATGATCGGACCTCGGCCATCCGCCGCTTCGTGTGTTCCTGGTCGCTGACACAACGCGGAACGTGCAGACAATCCGCAACCGGCGGTGCCTCGAGGGTGAGATCGTCGACGGCCATCGGCACGGTCAGGCGGTTCACGCTCGCAACGAAGAGGTTGAAGGCGTGCCGGGCCTTCCCGTAGAAGGGATCGCTCTCGCGCAGATAGGCGCCGGCCCGTCCCTTGAGTTCCTCGAGCCCGAGCAGTTTGATGAGGCGCTTGATCTGCGGCCGGTCCTTCGTGTATTGCCAGGCATAGGCCCCGCCGTAGCGGCCGGACCAGAGGGCGGCGAAGGTGGCCTCGAAGTCCTGAACCTGGTCCGCCATCATGATCCCGCCGTGAATGGCGCGCGTCAGTTCCTCGATCTCCTCGTTCATCTTGGCCTGGAGATCCCGCACGGCCTCGAGGAGCGTCGCCGCGCGCGCCAGCCGTGTCTTTGTATCATCCCTTGCCATCTCTTTCCTCCCTTTCTTCTCTCTGTTCTCTCTCTTGGGTCCGGGTGTTTGGGAGCCCCGAGCAGGCAGAGGCTCCCCCAGGGAGAGCCGCGCCTGCTCGAGGGTTGCGTCCGGTCTGTCCGGTCGCCCGTCGATTGGCGCTCGAGTGTCGCGACAACGGCCTCGAGCATGGACCAGACTGTCGTCCGCGTTGCGCGCGGTCCCCAGCGGGCTCTAGTCCTGCGGCCCCACCCTGCGCGCTGTGCTGCACCCGGTAGCGCGCTTGCGACTCCACGGCCGCCCCGGTGGCGAGCGGGCTCCCGACGACCCTGGACCACAATGGATGTTGGCGGAAAGTGGGAAGCTGGCCGTATAATAGGCCCAGCCGGCTTTGAGGGCCTTCTCCCTTCCGCTCTCATCCCGGCGAGTGACTGGCCCGGTGTGGTCCCGGGCCAGTCGCGAACTTTACACCCGCCCGCTCGAGAAACACAATGCCCCAACATGTAGCGGTTCCCGCCCCATCATCAACTTCGTCGTGCCTGCGCCAGATCGATCAGGTCGGACGCCTGGCCCATCGTGCAGGCTTTCGGGATCGCCGGCACGCGAAGCCGCTTGAGTAGCCCAAGTTGTTTCGTGCTGGCCGGTCGAGCCCGCCAGGGCGCCTCTCGATCCTTGAGCTTCATCACGCTCCGCCGATCCTGCAGGACAAACCGCTCAGCGGTCTCACCGGCGACGCTCTCGAAAATGAACCCCGTCGCAAGTGTGCGCTGGCGCTTCGGCCCGTGATTCGACGGAGCTAACGTCAAGACAATCTCCCACTTCCCAAGCAAGTCACGCGACACCTGGAGGGTTTCGATGCCGTCCGCCCACGGATACCGGAGCCGGTAGATGTCCGGGCCCAATTTGATCCAGTTCATCGCCCGGCCGACGCCGAAGGTTCCCAGCTCCGGGATCGACCAGATATCAAACGTCGACGCTGCCGCCTCGAGCTGGGCTAGGGTGAGATGTTGGCCTTCGAGTGCGTGGCTGACATCGAAGCCCGGATGCTTGTTGATTAGCTCGTCCAGATCCTCAGCCAGGGCCTCGAGGCGTTGCCCTTTGGCGAGGAGACTCGGCGGAAGACCGAAAAGCACGGGCGCCGCCTGCAGTGAGTGGCGCCGCGCGACGTCGACCAGATCAATCACCACACAGTGATCTTTCCCAGGGAAGAGCCGAAGGCCGCGGCCTGTCATTTGTTCGTAGAGCGTGGCGCTCTTCGTCGGCTTGGCATGCAGAATACAGGCCGCCCGCGGGAGATCGGTCCCCTCGGTCAACACCATGCAATTTGTAATGACCTCGATCTTGCCATGCTGAAAATCCTTGAGCAGACGCCGCCGGACGTCTGTCGGTGTCTCGCCGCTCACAGCGACGGCCAGATACCCGGCGTCGGCGAAGGCGAGCGCGAGGGCATGCGCGTGAGCGACATCGACGGTGAAGGCGAGGGTCGGCATGTGCTCGGCGTGCTCCCGCCACGCCGCCACGGCCAGGTCATTCCGCCGGTCGGTGTTGACCGCGTCCGCCAGTTCTCGTTGATTGAAGTCGCCTCGGGCGAGATGGACCTCCTCAAGCGACGTCGTCGTCTCAATCGACCACGGCATGATTGGGACCAGCCAGCCGTCCGCGATGGCATCCTTGAGCGCGTAGCTGTAGGCGATTGACTGGAACACACAGCCGAGGCCGATCGCGTCGCTCCGGTTCGGCGTGGCGGTCATGCCGACCAGAAGGCGATCCTTCGGCGCCCGTGCATCCCAATCCTTGAGAGCCGCCTCCATGTCGACCACATCCTCATAGCTGGCCGCTTCGATGTTCTGGCGTCCGTCCATCTCCTCCGCGGTTGGCAAGAATCCGAGACATCCTAACGCCGCGCGATAGGTCGAGGCCGCCGCATGGTGCGCCTCGTCGACGATGACGATCCGGAACTGCGTCCGTGCGAGCAGTCGCTCGAGTCGGCGAAAGTGTTGCGCGCTCAACGTCTGGATGCTGGCGATGATGACGTCGGCGTGCGGGCTCGCGTGTCGCTCACCCTGCTCGATCGTCACCATCAGATGCGGGTTCGCCGCGTGAATCTTCTCCGCAGCCTGGTCCAGCAATATGTCCCGGTGAGCGACGATCAACATCTTCCGATCGGCCGGCCGGAATTGCTCGAGCCAGCGGACGATCGGCGGATGCTTCAGCATCGCGGCGAACGTGACCGTTTTCCCCGTGCCGGTCGGGCTCTTGACGAGGAGGCGATTAGTCCCCGCCGCAAGCCCGGCCGCGATCGCGTCGAGCTGCGCGACCTGATACGGCCGGAGCGTCGGCGCCGTCATAGATCCTCTCGGATGCAGGAGATGTAATCCAGTCTTTCGATGCGACCGACCTCGCCGCGCAACCGCCGGCTCCTGGCAGCCGCGATCTCCGTGTCGCGACTCGCGGTTGTGCGATGGCACGTTTCGATAAGTAAGTGACCGCCCTGGTTGATCGGCGCGAAGATTCGCACACGATAGGGCCAGTTGCTTGAGTCGTATGTTGGCTCTGTCATGGGCTCGGCCCCTAGTCCTTCCACCCGATGCGCTTCGACGCGCCAACGTGATCGGCCCCAGCTTCTCTCAGGTCCGCCATGCGCTTGGCCCAGTAGCGACCCGTCTCGCCCTCGAACCACGGATCGCCAGCCGGCGCGAATCGATTGTGGTTCAGGAGCGCGTCGTAGGTCAGGCCGTCGATGTGAGTTTTGTTCTCTGGTGTTAGGGTCATAGTGCTTCATCCCTCCTAGCCGATCCGTTCCACGGTGCCGCCGCGATCGGCTGCCTTTCGCAGTTCTGCGCTCCCCTTGCTCAGCCAGCCACACGCTCTCTGTCGGAGACAGTCGAAAAAGAACACGGCCTCGAGCGTGTCCCGTGGGTCCGTCAGAAAACTGATCGCCAGCTCCTCGGCCTCCCATTTGTCATCAGCTAAACCGAGGTCGCGCGTCACGAGCTGGCCCTTCCCGTTGCGCCCGTGGCCGGTCAGATGAATGGCGCTCGGCATGCTCTCCTCTCCTCTCAGTCGCGCGGATCCGCGTAAGGGAACCGCTCGAGATATCGACTGTAAGCAACCGTGACTTCGACGGGCAGGACCTCGTAATCGGTGACGGCCTGGCCGAGGCCGATCTCCGCCATGTTCTCGGCCTCCCCCGTGCTCCCGAAGGTCTCCGCCTCGTCGATAGCCGTCGTCCACACCGTGCCGTGGCTCTTGAAATACACCGGCACCTTTTGTAGCCGGATGACGTAGCGCGTCATGAGCGGACCTCCTACCGGATCGTCGTCTTCTTGTGCGCCCGCACGCCCGGCCAGCGATCGAGCTGCTCGTGCATGCCGCGGGCATATTCGTTGAGTTTGACCTGGCTCACCATCAGCACGTCCCACGGGATCCCGTGCTTGCCGCCGATCACCGCAGCGATGAGCACGGTCTCGTCGAGAATCTCACAGCACCAGCGACTCGCGTCACCGCTCGCGACTTCCGCCTCCACCTTGGCGCTCTTGACCTCGAGCGGCGCCGCCTTCTTCGCCTCGAGTTGGGCGGCCAGAATGTCCGCGCTCCGTTGTGCCTCGATGGCTGCGCGGATCTTCGGGCTCGTGGTCAAGCGCGCGGCTGTCGCGATCGGATCCTGGAAGCCGGCGAACCGGGCCGCGGCTGTCGCGTTGCCGCCGTTGCGGAACCACTCGGCGACCCAGCGGCGCTCGCGCTCGCTGAGGTCCTGGCTGGCCTCCTCCGCAGCGACCGCCTGCTTCTCGAGGTCGGCGAGTTCCTTATCTCGCGCTTTCCGCGCCCGCTCCTCCGCTTCGCGCCTGAGCCGGTCTTCCTCCTCGCGTGCGCGCCGCCGCTCGACTTCGGCATAACCGTTGTGGAGCGCGTTCCCAATCCCGACAGCTTCCTCGAGCGGGCCGACGCCGCGGTCGCGTGCCGCGGTCAGGCGCCGGTGAAAGCGATGCACAACCTGAGTGATCTGCCAATGCTTCTCAATCACCGCCTTGTCCGCGTTGGCCTGCCGCACGCGATCGACGAGGACCTGGTCCTCCTCTTTCGAGGTCGGGGCCTTCCATTGTTTCGCGCGTCCGAGCGTTTGCCTCGCCGCCGACTCGAACTGTAGGGCCTCGCTGAAGAATTGCCGCAAGCCTACGACAAACCGCTCGAGGGCTGAGCCCTCCGCCGCGACGAGTGCCAGCTCGCCGCTTTCAACAACCTCCGGAACTTTGACATCCGTCTTTTTCGCCATGTGTCTGCTCCTCCTCCTCTTGCGCCGAGAGGTCCCGCTCCCGTGCGTCACGCAGATCATACACAACGCTCGACTTGATGGCAACAATTATTATTGCCAATGAAATCGGGCCTCGACGACGCCTTCAGAGATCCATGCGCGCGAGCTGCTCGAGCACGCGCCGCTGTTGCGCGGTGAGCAGTCCTTCCTCGAGCACGCCCGGCGCCGACTCCCGACCGACTTCTGCCCAGCGTGAACTCTTATGCACGTAGTGATACATGCCAGGGAAGAGCACGTCGGCATCGACAAGCCAGGCGATAGGCCCATCGAATCCGGCCGGCGTGAGCGGCTTCGCTTGCAGCGTGCCCTTGTGAAAGCTCACGCGGCCGTCCTGATGCCGATGGACACAGAGATAGACCATGCGGCTTGCTGTCGAGCGATCGCCGGCAGGATTGCCGCCCATACCCTTGTGATCGATATGCGCGACCTCGCGACGAAGCCGGAGCGTGCGACAGCCACACAGCGGGAACCGACAGGTCCGGTCGCGCCGGCGGACCTTCCGCTTCTCGTCGTCTTCCGCGTGGCGCCTAGCGAGCTTCTCGGTCCGCGTTAGCTTCGCGCGCGCCGTCCTCGAGGGTTTCGGGAGTGACCCATTCCAGCTCATCGCATCCTCCTCCGGCCGAGACTGAAGCCGAGCACGATCGCGACAACCGCCAAGGTAAAACCCAAGACGACGCCGGTCAGCTCAGGGCTCATGATGCCGCTCCACAGCAACGCCGGATGATCCGGCGCGCTTCGTCGAGATCACGCCGATCGACAAACTGCTCGAGCTTGAAGTGCCCGGTTGCCGACAGATACAACCCATAGCGCACGATATAATCTGCCGGCACACCGACGTCCTCTTCGACGAGAATCGCCTGCAGGGCCGTCTGCACACCATGCGCTTTCTCGAAGGCACCGCTTTTGATCTCGGCGACGGCCTGCGCCGCATAGGTGAGGCCGACGCGATCCGGGCGTCCGCCGTAGTGATGTCGCCGCGAGATGAGGGGCTCCTCGACATGGGTCCATGTCGGCCGAAGAATCGCCATCGCCTTGACGTGCGCGAGGAGCCACCCTTTATATTTCGACGTGACAAGCTTCGGGTCCGCGATCGCCCCGAGATCGTAGTCGGCGCTGAGTCGATGCACGATCCGTCCGCGTTCCGAGCTTTCTTCGGTATACCAGCGAGCGTCTATCCAGCCAGTCTCCTCGAGCATGCCCGTAATGTGCGGGATGCGTTCTCGCAACTCGAGGTCGAAATAGTCGTGCGTGTTCGCGTTGAAGGCGAACGGCATCTCAGTTCCCGCGCGGCCCCGGCGTCCAGAGTTTGCCGGCTTCGTTGAGGTCCCCCGGGATCTGCGTCCGGCCCTCGAGATACGCGAACAAGACCGGCAAGAGCCCCCGCTGCGCGTCCTTCGTGCCATTCCGGAGGAAGACGCGCGTCACACGAACGAGCGCCAGCACGGCGAGGAGCGGGTCGGTCGAGTCCTTGAAGGGCAGAATCGCCTTGATGATCGCGTCCTCAACGCGCTTCATCTGCTCGAAGTCGATGTCTTTGTAGTGTGCGAATGGATCAGCCATGCTCACCTCTCCGCGCAGCTTCGCGCAGACTATCCACAGAGAGTGATCCGGGATGTTCGATTGCTGCGACAATCGTCTCGTATTTGTCGCGGGTGATCTCTCTGGAGCTGGCGAAGCCCAGCAGAGCCAGGAAGGCCTTGACCTCTTCATCCGTCCGCTGGCGGCGCCGGCTGATGGTCCAGAGCCGCCGGAGCTGCTCGGGCGTGATGGGATCGTCGCCGTGACCGTAGTGAGCTGCCGGCGTGACGGTTCGCGCCTGGTCCTGGAAGTCAGCCTCCTCGACGTCACGCCGGCCCGTCCGGACCTCGTTGTAGAAGGGCGCGTCGACCTTGCGACGCCAATGGTAACGGTGCGTCTTCTTCCCGTCCCGGTCGACCTCGACCTTCACGCGGACGCAATACTCCTCGAGGAATTGATCGCCGAAGCTCCGATCCCACAGCTCGAGCGCGAGACCGAGATGCTTACAGCAACGCCGAAGACCACTCGCGACTGTGCTCTCGAGCGCGTCGCCGTAGCTTTGATCGCGATTGTTCCCAAAGTATTCCTGCTCGCCGAGCGCGAATGCGACCGGCTTCCCATGCACGAGCAAGATGTAAGGCACGACGACCGTGTTGTTGTTGAGGAGCGGCTTACTCGCCGGCCGCAATGCCCAACCCGTCCGGCCGAACGCGCGATTCAACCAGCGGGTATAGACAATATGCGGAAGGTAGACCTGGCCGGTCGGCTTGACCCGAATCTCCTGCATGAGGATCGGGGCTGCGAGGACCTGCTCTTCCTCGGCTGTGAGCTTGATCTCGGTGAGCCCATAGTCGCCGAGCTGGATGCTGTCGTCGAGCGCCGTGGTGCTCGAGAGCGACTCGAGGCGCCGAACGTGCTGTTCGAGCGTCAACTCCGTTTTGGACGGTCGACGCGCCGGAAGCATCGGGCGCGTGACCGGAGCCGGGCGCCGGCGGACGAGGGCCGTCGACGGCCGCTTCGCGGTCCGCTTACGTTTGGTTGTCATGGGATCCTTTCCGGAGTAAGCTAGAGGCTGCTCAGGGCCTTCTCGCCCACTCCTTGACACAGCCACGCGACGATTTCCGGAAGCCAGCGGAAGAAGGCGTACATCAGTCCCTCATTGCCCCTTGTGCGTTCTGACAGTCAACGAGGGTCATCCGACAGTCGTATCCGGTCGGGCTGATCGAGTTCGTCCGCTGCCAGAGCGTGATGTTGTCCATACCTCCCTCCAGGACCATCTCTGCCAATTGTCCGAACAGTGCTCGACTGATTGTCTTTGTCATGTCCATCTCCTGCCTTACGTGGTCACCCTGGTCACCCAGTCAACCTCGCTCTTTGGAATAACCTTCAGTTTGCCCGCTGCGTAGCGTAGCGGTTTTCCCACTGCCCTGAAGTTGCTAACCAGTGATTTCGCGTGACTCTTGCGCAGAGTGCACTTGACCTCGACTCGGTAGATGACGTGAGGGTAGAACGGTTGCCACGTCTCCTTGAGGTCTTCCAACGTGGTGACGCCCGGCAGGCTTTCGCCAGTCTGCCGGGCTGTTTTCTGCTTACGCTTTCTCGGCGAGATACGCGCGGGTCTCCTTCTCCCCGCGAACCATGTATTCAATGACGTCGGCGTCGGAGACCTGCTCGGGATCCAGGGCCACGAGGCGCGCAAGCTGTCGCCGATGCAGCTCGAAGCGCACGGAGCCCCGGGCGGTCAGCACGCCATTGACGCGATCGCCGCCCTTCTTGTTGCGGAAGATCGACGCGCGCCCCATCAGCGGTTTACCGGAAGTCTTGAGTGCCATCTTGCCAACAAGTCTACCGCAGATCGGTATAGTTCGCACAGCCGCAATCTTCACACGGCTTGCCGAACGGACCGAGGCCGCCACACTTGGGACACATGCCCTCGTCGGCCGCTTCGACCTCGAGCTTCTTCCCGTTGAACCTGCCGCGGATATGCTGATGGAAATAGCGGCCCTTCGACGTCGACGCCTCGAAGCCCTGGACGAGGTCCGCCGGCACGTCGCCATACTCGAAGGGCTGGCCGTCGACGAAGACGACCACCAGCCGGCGGTCGGCCTGGCTGTAGCCGTAGCTTTTGACGAGACTCGACTCGACAGGGGTTTGCGGGATGTTGCCGGGCGGTGTGGTCATGGCTCTTCTCCTGGGAAGGAGTCTACTCCACCCGCTTACTTGTTGGCAACAACTATCTACAGGAAGACGGATCCGACCAGCTTCCAGGTTCGCCAATCCGATCGCTGCCACCCGAAGCGCCCGCCCGGTGTGTCATCCTCGCCATCATGGATCTGATAGCCGACGCAGACCTCGAAGCCCTGGATCATGAAGAATGAAAATGTGACATAGGTCCGGTGCGCCACCTCACTGTCCGTGAGCCGATAGGTGCGCTTGATGAGAAACGGCCAGCGAAGCTGAAGAATCCACGAGGACCAGGGGCCGGTATGAAATCCGGTTTCCGTGATTGCCTTCCGCCGATTCCCGATCAGCGCGTTGAAGGCGATGACGTAGGAGAGCGGGCACGGGTAGGGTTTCCCGTCCTTGCCCGGATACCAATGCGCGGAGATCCCCGCATCGACGGGGACCGCCGGCATGATCTGGCGCAGCCACTCTTGTGGTCGTGCGTCCAAGTTGGAGATCGCGCCCAGCCACGGGAAGAGATGTCGACGTCGGCAGATCGCCATCACGCCAGGGATCGTCGCCGCATACTCCGCCGGCGAGAAACGCCGGGTGACGGATATGTCCGGCTCGTTCCACCACTCGATATCGGTATACTCCGGCACCGCCTCAAGCTGGGCCTCGGACGTGCAGACCGTGATCGGCCGGAGTCGCGTGTCGAGCACTTCCTGAACCATCACGCGCGTCATTTCGGCGTGATCTTCAAGCTGTCCGGTTCGCGGATTCTTCCACGCGGCGCCGATGCGCGCGCCCTCGAGGCGACGCGCCCGCATCTCCTCGTATACGTTGTAGCCTGGCACGATCAGGGGATCGCCGAAGCCCGTTTGAAGGAGACGATAACCTGTAGGATGCGCCGGCTGTGGCGGCGGCGGCAGCGGCTCTGGCTCATGGACCGTGATCCGTTGCCGGCCAGCGAAGGTAATCGCGCCCCCGCTTCCCGGCTGATGGGTCTCGTCGGCGACTTCCCCTTGCATCTTCAGATCGACATCGAAGTCGCCCGGCTCAAGAAACAGATAGGGATACGTCGGCCGATCATTCGGCGTCGGGGCATTCACCAGGTCAAGTAGATCAGCGCGGCCCCATGTCCATCGGCGCGTCCGGACACCTGTCTCCTCAATGACCTCGGCGCCGACCTCGAGCGGCGCGGATCCCTGCGTGCGCGTCAAGCGAAAGCGACCCGACGCCGACGGCATCGGCGGTCGCGGATCGAGTGAAAAGTCGACGAGTGGCCCGTCCCGTGGCAACCAGACTTCACCCGCCCCACCTTGCGCCGAACACCAGACTGCACGCCATTGATTCCCGGCAAAGACCGCGTCGGGATGGAGAAGGTTCGGACCGTCGTCAACCAGGCGCCCAATATGCTGACCCCAGGGCACGAGGAATGCACGCATGTGACCCGGCGGATAGTCCGACGCCACCAGCAGCCAGGGCGCCGCATCAGGTCCTTCTACGGGCACAGCAAAGTAGACCTTCTGCCACGTCGGCCGAAGGGGCATAGCGACGCCGCCCCACAGGAGGCCCCAGGCTTCGAGCGTGCCGCCGGCCGCTTCGACCCATGCAAGTCCATATCGGTTCGCGCGAAGCAGTCCCGGCGTCGTCGTCGTGCGAATATCCCCGGTCCGGACGATTCGACCATCGACCCAGACGCGCTTTTCTGTCGGCGCCAGTTCTTCGATCCACGCGAGATGATCACCCCATGCCGCGGGCTCGAAGCCTGGCACTTGAGAGCCATCATCCCGCGTGATCAGGCGGCCGGCGCATGAGGCCCAGCGTCCGCCTCCCGCCGTCAACGTGTTGCTATCGATCCCGCTGTAGATGGCCCGGTAGGTGCCGCGCTCGAGGTCCAGCTCCCACAGTTCGCGCGAGTCGGCCAGATAGACAATGACGATCGAAGGCGTGCGGAATTGCGGCGTCCATCCTGGCCCCATGTCCGTCCGGTCATAGCCCCAGGTTCCGAATCCACTGACCCGGTGAAACCCGTCCGGACTCAGGCGCGGGAACCAGTCATTCATTTTGCGGTCGTCGCGTAACAGCGATCCCGAGCGTCGTCAGTCTTGGCTGTGTTCGCGCAGACTTGCCGCTGCACGAGGAGGAGAAGCTCCGTCTGCCGAAGCTGCGTATCGGCGAAGTCTGTCATCTTCGCGTTGGCGATGGTTTGTGCTTGCACCGTGTCCCGACCCAGCCGGAGGCTCTCATCGAGCTTCTTGTCCACGGACTTTTGCAACCACGACAAGAGCATGAAGGCGATCACGCTGCCGACGCCGACCTGGACGATGACGCGGACCCACCAGGGACTACCGCCGAACCCGTCCGCCAGAGAGGGCAAAGTGGCGAGATCGTGACTTGGCATCGATTACACCGCGATCGGGATTTCGGCCCAATCCATCACCAACGTAAACCGCACCACGCCCGTGGCGCCTTGCGTGAAGCCGATCCGCACCCGGAAGCCGTTCAGGGCCGACATGATGAAGGGCGCCTCGAGGCCGGCTTCGACCTCGAAGAGCGCCCCTTCGGCCGAGGCGCCGAGCACGTTCCCGAGCGGGAGCACGACTTTTCCGAATGCTAGGGATTCGGCCGTGCCCGTGCCCGCGCCGAGCGCGACGGTGGTCGCGATCCGGAGATCGCTGATACGGGACGGATTCATCGGCGACAGCGTCTTCCGACAGTGGGCGCCGAGCGTGATGGCGCTTCCACCGCTGTCGTTCGCTGTGAAGTTGAGCATGCGGACAATGTCCAGGCTCGTCTCTTGTGCGGCGGCGAATGCCGTTGTGAGACTCGCATAGGCCTTGAGTCGCAACAGGGCGAAATTGAACTGCTGATTCGTCCAGCGCAACGAGAGGATGGCATCGGCCGCGTTCAGGATCGTCGTGAGCCCTGTCGTCAGCGCGATTCGGTAGTGCCCACCGATGTTGTCATGCACCGCGTATTCCTGCGGCCGGTGACTTACCCGCAGGGCAAGTGTCGAGCGGTCGACCTCCGCCTGGATCCGGGCGTCTTGTGGTGATTCGATAATCATGGTGTCGCTCCTCTTGCGTGCGCGTTATTTTACCCCTTATGAGCCTGGTCCGAGCGCCGACAGGTGCAGATTCCCCGAAGCGTCCGCGACCACATACTTGTCTCCCGCCGCGTAGGCGCCGAGCGTGTGGAGGCGCGCAGCATTGACGATGACGACCGTTCCGTCCGGCTCGAAGATCACTAGATTGTTCGGCGTCGTGTTGTCGTCGATCGAGAAATACCCAGCGCCGCCGATTCCGGCGCCGCCGTTGTTGAAGCCGACATTCCGCCCGCTCGCGTTGGTATCGGTGATTGTGAGTTTGTTGGCACCGCCGGCGCCTTTGATCTCGAGCTTGTAGGCTGGTGCGGCGACCCCGATCCCGACACGGTTATTGACCGCATCGATGACAAGAACATCCCCGTCGAATGTCTGATTGAACGCGCCGAAGGCATTCGCCGCGCCCAGGAGCGCGAGCCCCACCGGGAGATCCGCGAGTCCCAAAGATCGAAAGGTCGGCGCCGCCGGATCTCCCGTCGTCGGTCCGCTGAAGACCTTGGTCGCGGCGACCAATGTCCACAAGAGACCGACGATCCCTGTCGCCGTGATGGGCGAGCCGGTGACGGTGAACTCCGCCGGCGCGGACAGCTCAACGCTCTGCACGGTCCCGACCTCGGCCGGCAGATCCGCGACCTCGAGCGGGCGGAACGTCGGCGCGGCGGCGTCCCCACTCGCCGGGCCGGCCAGGATCCGATTCGCAAGTTGCGGCGCCCACAGAGCCGCGAGCCGGCCGACGACATCGCCGGCGAGGACCTGATAGACGACATGGACATGCCGCGGCGCCGGAAAGGGACAACTCCAAAAGACGCGCATCCGTCTCCCGTCGAGGACGCGCGCCACAAACTCGACGACCCCGGCTTCCGCCTCATCGCCGCGGACTGTCGCCGCTTGCACCATCAGCACCGGCTGACCGATCTCATCCTCGGTGAAGGCGCGCTCGAGCATGACGGCGCCCGATCGACCGCCGGCGCGCAACGTGAGATCCGCCTGATAGACCGCCAGGGCGCTGAAGCTGGCGACGGCGGCCTCGAGCGCGGCGATGCGCGTCTCGAGCGGTTCCACCTGTTGCTCGGCGATGCTCTGCGCGATGACGGCACTCAGATCGAGGCCGTCCTGTTGACGAGCTGGGACATCGATTTTGCGACTCCGGCCGGCTGGCGTGCCGCGGGTTGCTCGTGCGCGTTTGGCCCGACCAGACGGAGCGCGGGGCGGCATTACTTGTGTCCTTCCTTCTGTGGCGGCCCGAAGAGAATCGCGAGCGGATTCGACGTGCGGCCCTCCGCGAGGGCGGCGATGCCATCGACGGTGCGCTGAATCTGCGCCGCCGGATACCGGAAGAGAATCCCACCGGCTTGATTCACCGCCCGGAAGAAGGCCTCATCGAGTTCACCTTGTTCGACTTGACGGCCCACTTTGTAGGACAGCTCAATCAACCGCGCGCCCGCCGGTCCCGCATAGCCGCGCGTCCCGGACTCGACGAGGCCGCCCAGTTCTCGGACCAGCACCATTGTGTTCATGGCCGTCGAGAGCATCTCCGCGCCGACGTCCTGGAAGAAGTCGCTCCAATCATCATCTTCCCCGCCGGTCCGGCCGAAGAGACGCGACAGCAGGATCGTCACGAGCGAGGGCATGGCGTAGATCAGCGCGAGGTTCCCGAGCAGCTCGAGGATCTGCACCGGCGATCGAAAGCTGGTTTGCCCGAGGGCGCGCGCCGTCTGATTGAAGACGGTGTTCCCGTAGGTGTAGAAGGTCATGAAGAGCCGCGCGACGGGCCCGCCTCGTTGCACTTGGGACAGGTCCTTGATCTGGCCGGCGCCCTGGCTGTCGAGGACCGCTTGATCGGCAAGGGCGATCGCGTCGGCCTCCGTCTTCCCGCCGGCTTTGCTCTTCTCATACATTCCGAGCCAGGTCGGCACGTCAGCGACTCGCTGCATCAGCCCGATATGCCACAGGTAGCCGTCGAGGAGCGCCGTCTGCGTGAGATGGTCGGCGGACACCTTGCGGACGAGGCGATCGAACCAGCCGCCGGCGCGGCGCAGCTCGAGGCGGAGATCCGAGAGATCCTGAGTCGCGTTGTCAAGCCGATACTTCATCATCGGCGACACGCTGTTGATCCATCGGACGGTGTGCTCCATGTGGGCCGCATCACGGAGCCAATGCTTAAGGCCGCGTGCGACCCACTTCGGCCCGATGCGCGCCATCCCGTTGAAAAGCCCGAGCGGCTGCTGGGCCGCCGTCCAGAGATTGATCCCGAGGAGCGAGAGTTGCGTCCCCTGCCGCGCGAACGTCGCCGCCTTGTCGATGATCGTCGGCCGCCGGCCGTTCACGTTGCCGGCCGCGATATCCTGAAGCGCCCGGCTGAATTGTTGATAGACAATGTCCCCTTTCGTCTCAAGGATCGCGGACGAGATGCTTGAGTCGCGGAGAACCCGTTGCACGTCGAGCAGGGCCTCATGATGCGTGAGGTCATGAATCACCTGCTGCAGATGTTGAAACGTCACACCAAGATCCAGGCGGATCGACAGCTTGACGTGACTCTTCCGCGCTTCGAGATGGCCGCGCTTTGTCGTGTTCGCCACATAAGCGGCCTGCAGGATCCCCCTCGCTTCGCTGGCGGCCTCGAGCTGCTGCGATCGCAGGTTGAGCCGCGGATCATACATGAGCGGGTAGTAGCCGCCCCGATACTCGCCGTAGGCCGTCTGAACGGGTAGGGCGTCGACCTTCTCCGGAGCCACGCCGACGACGCGCTCCTGTTTCGCGACAATCTCCGGCCAGAAGGTCTCGAGGAAGTCCCAGGTCGCTTGAATGAAATCCCAATCCCGTTTGTCGAGCGTGCCGAGGATCGCGTCCACTTGTTGCTGAGTCCACTTCCGCCGCGGATCGGCGAGCACGCGATCGCGTGACGTCTGGTTGCCCCAATTCAACGCGAGGGCGAGCCGGGCTTCCTTCGTCAGGCTCTCACCGATCGCCTCGATCCGGAGCGGCCGAGAGAACGCGCGGAGATCCTTCGACGTGTAGAAGCGATTGAGAATCTGTGTGTAGGTGACGCCGGCGTCGTGGTTCCGCGCGCTCTCCTGGTCGGCCGCCTCATTGATCGGACGGATCACGTATTGCCAGACTGGCCCGCCGTCGACGTAGCCATCCAGGGCCGCGGCAAGCTGGGCGATCTTCGTGTGCGACGCGAACCAGTCCGCGAGCCGGCGCGTCGCCTCTTGCTTTCCGGTGAACTCACTCGGGAGTGTCCGCTCGTCGGAGTGCGCGCGGATGCTCTCGACAATCGACGTGCGGACCTCATCGAACTCTCGGGCGTCTTGGGCCTTGAGCAGCTTGTTCTTGAGGCGCGCGAGATGGACGATCATCTTCAGCCCATCCGTCACACCGATCAGCTCCTCGACGGTGAGGTTCTGATAGTTTGTTCGGCGGGTCTCGTCGACCAACTCCGGCGGGAGGTCCGGCGGCACGGGCAGGCCGGCCGCCTCGAGCCCGGCGAGGAAGCGACTCAACGAGGCGCGCTTCTCGAGGGCCTTCGCCGGAACACGGGCGAACTCATAGGCATCCAGAATCCCGTCGACCTGTTCCTGATAGTTTGCACCGGCGAGGCCCAGCCGGGCTCGGGCCGCTTTCGTGTTGAGACTCTTCGCGAAGATCACACGGAGCCGCATATCCTCGAGCGTGACCTCAGCCTGCCGATAGAGCGCCAGATTGAGCAGCTCCCGTTGTTTCGCTGCGATCGCACCGTCGAAGTCCTGCCGGGCCGCGGCGCCGATCGCCTCCTCAGCCGCGCGCCTCGAGCCGGACCAGAAGAGCGCCGGCTTAATCGCGCGGATCGTCATGCGCCCGAGGCGCGTCCGTGCGTGGTCTTCGATCACACGCTGGGGCGGCAGAGCTGCGGCAATCGTCGCGGCGCCGCCCCGCGCTTTCTGCCGCCAGTTCATGACTTCACGCCGGAGAGCTTCGATCTCCAGGGCTTTCTTGCCGACCGCGATGGCCTGCTTCAGCTTCGCCTCGGCCTCGAACCATCGCCGTTCATAGGCACGTTCGGCACGTTCGGCCTCGAGCTTCGTCTGCTCGGCTTGGACAAACGGCGCCACAGTGCGCCGGAGCTGACCAAGCGCCCGCAGCTCTGCGCGGATGATGCTGTCGCGATCCTCGTTGGCAACCGCCGTCTGAGCCGCTTCGGCGAGCGTGCCGTCGAGGAGCAGGGAGCCATGCTCGGCCAGCATGCGCGCCTGGGTCTGCTGGTCAATGACCTGGCGCATCGGCGGGGCGTCCTCGAGCGCAGTCAAGAGCGCGTCGGCGCTCGAGAACCCGAACATGCCGGCGACGCTTTCCGGATCGAGGCCGCCGTCGCGCACATAAGAGAACGCGGGCAGACGCTTCAACCTGTCGGGGCCGAATGCTTCGACAATGAGCGCGCGCGAGAGTCGAAGCGGCTTTGTCTCGAGCCCTTCGACCAGGGCCTCCCCGTTCGGGTGCGTCCCGCGCGTGATCGCGGAGAGGGCGCGATACTCGGGCCGTTCATAGATGGCCGCTTCGACCTCCGCCTGGATCTCGGCCCGCTGGGCTTTCCAGCTCTCCTCTTGTTCCCGGCGCACTTCCCCGAGGAGCTTCGCGTCGAGCCGCTGGCGCGCCGTGCGGGAGGCGCGCGCGACGGTCTCCCGGTAGAGGCCGAACTCCGCCGCCGTCATGCCGGCGGTCTCGGCTGTGGTAAACATCGCGTCGACACCCCGCCGCTGCTCCGCCTCTGCGATCGCGAGGTCACTGGCGACGAGCCGATCGAGGATCGCCGTGACCTCGGGCGTCAGTTGCACATGGAGTTGTCGGAGGCTCCGATAGATCCCGACTAGCCAGGCGCGGAAGCGAACAAAGGCGCTTTCGAGTGCCAGCGACGGGGCCCGCCCCTCCATCAGGTAGGCCTCGAAGAGGCGAGCGAACTGCTCGTGTTGCGTTTCAGTGATAGCGTCGCGCGTCTCCACGCCGAGCTGCTCAAGCAGCCCGTCGAAGTCAGAAACGAGGGTCCGCTGTGTCGCCGTCAGCGTCGCCGGGTCCGTCGCCCGGAACCGATCCGCCAGGTCCCCGAAGACCTCGAGGAAGAAATGGCCGCTTTCGTGAAGGAACGTCGAGAGGTCCGCCTTCTCAAGGAGGGCAATCGTGAACTGCCGATCGGGCCCGAACCGGATCGCCCCACGCTTCTCTTGCTTGAGGATGTTCGGGTTCAGCGGATCGAAGGTCCCGCGGTTCTCGACGCTCTTGATCTGCGTCGGCTCGAAGGGGATCCAGATCACATGCTCGTCTCCGCCGAGTTTGCCGCCCGTATCCTCGATGCCGTCATACCCGAGGGTTTTCAGCGTGTCGCTGATAGCATCCGGGATCGAAGTCCAGACGTGAGAGTTTTTGCCGGCGGCCCGATCGGCTTTCAATTCCGCAACCCACTCGCGGATGTTGCGGAGACGTTTATCCCACAAGTCCGCGCCGAATTGAGCCGGGCGTTGGCGTGATCGTTTCGCAGTCGCATCAAACGCGGCCAGGACCTCGTCCGAGATCGCGCCCGTGCGGAACGGATTCTGGATGCTGAGATACACGTCGTAGACCCGCGGGTGCGTCGCCTCGGGATCGTCCAGCCGGAAGACGTTCTCGAGATCTAGGCCCTTCAAGACATCGAGAAATTGCGACTCGTCGCCGAAGAGACTCCCGCTCGACAACCATAACTCCATCGCCGCCACGAGGCCGTTCCCTCTCGCCTCTCCCAAGAGATAGGCGACGTGGCTCTCGGATGTGATCGTCTTCGACGGATAGACGATCGGACCGCTTGCTTCGTCCGGATTCTGATACCCCACCAGGGGCAGACGTTCGATCACCGTGCGCTGTTGCTCGGGTGTGAGGGACCACCAGGCCCG